CGTTCAGGATCGCGGTCAGGGAGAGCTTCGTATTCTCTGTCAGCGCCTTGCAGTTGGAAGAATACCTCTCGTTCAGGCTCCCAGCCTGTTTCTCGAAATTTTCTGCGCTCGTTTGCATCTTGATCAGAGATTCCTGCGCTTCTGCTTTCGTCAGAAGCATCTTCAGGTCCGTGTCTAACTGCATCTGCTGCCGGAACAGCCTGTCCTGCATTTCGAGCAGCGCGCTCCAGTTCCGCTCCGTGACTATCACGCTGGGTTCCATCCGTTGCGCCTCGTCCATCAGCTTTTTGTGCTGCGCCAACATTTCCTGTGTTGTCATTCTCCGTTCTGTATCCAAATTCCGCCTCCATATTTTCTTTTAAGTATTTCTCCATGTGCAGCTTGCTGTCCCGGCATTTGCGCCCCTCCGGTGTGGTGTAGGTGATGTTCTTGCGGCTGTCCGTCCACGTGGCGTCGTAACCCTCAGAGCGGAGCAAGATCAGAAATTCTTCACGATTTCCGGCACAGCGCATACACTCGTCGATCACGCGCATCAGCTCAAACTTCCAGCTCTCGCCCTTGAGCGCCGTGTAGTATTCCGCATTGGACATTCCACGCGACTGCCGCTGCTCATCTCTCTGGAATTTCGGCAGCCCCAATTCTTCGCAGATCTGGTCATTGCAAACGCGCAGCGCCTGAATCTGCGCATCCGCCATATGTACTTTTTTACCGGTTTCAAAATTGACGCTGTTGATGATACAGTGGGAGTGAATGTGTTCGCGGTCAACGTGGGTGCAGACCAAAACTTCACAGCCCTCGAAGTATTCTGCCAGCCGCCGTGCGGCTTCGTGCGCCGTGCGCGGGTCAACATCTGCGCCCTTCGGGAAGCTCTGCACCATGTGATAGAACATCACACCGCCGTCCTTGTGGTGCAGCAGTTTCGTACTCAGGAATTCGTCGAATGCGGTTTCCGGCTGACAGTCAATACCGCTGACAAGCTGCTGCCCATCCCAGAGCGTCTTGCTGAGTTGAGAAACATAGCGCATGACACTTTTCATGCAGCCGCGCGTCTGCGTACCCTTTTTGTAGTTCACGAAATGGACGATTGCGATTTGACTGCACCCCCTTCCTGCATTTCCCGCAGAGCGGTATTGATTTTTGCGAACTCGTGCGCGGCAGAATCCAGATTGGCGAACTGGACTTTCCCCATGTTCGCCAGCACAGTCAGCTGGTTGAGATTGTTGCCAATGGCTTTCTGCTGCCGCAGGATTTCCTTCAGTCCGTCCAGAATCACAATGCGTTTTCCAAGGCAGCAAGCAGTCACATAGTCGCTCTGGCTCATGTGCGCCTGCGCTGCTTTTCGGCGGATTGTCTCTAAATCCTGTTCCGAGATCCGAATGCTGAATTGCTTGTCTTTTTTCATGTTTCCTCCGTTTTCATTGAAGTGGGTATGGGCTTCTGCCCGATTTGGGGCATTTGGCAGGGAGCCGGGGTACCGGCGACTAGCCAAATGCGATGCTGGCTCCTCCCGAACGGGAGGATTTTTCCCGCCGCGGCGGGACTTCTCTGCGTTGGGTCGGCGTATTGCGTCTGCGTTTTTTTGCGTTGCCCACACGTCGGCGCAACGTGGGGCTTTGCGGCACTCCTGCGCACACACTCGCAGTCGGGGCAGAAAGCCGCACACAGCGGCGACACGCGCCTCACGGCGCGGTGCAGGCGCTCGGCGCACCCGCAGGGTCGATTGTGCCGATTTTTTTCACGGGCAAAAGATCGGCACTTTCGGCACGCTTGAGGGAAATCCACCGTTTGCCGTTGCTGCGGTACGTCTCAGCTAAAATCCCGTTTTCTCTTAGAGTCGCAACGCTTTCCCGCACCAACCGTGTGACCTTTTTCGGCGTGATTCCCAGTGTACCGTCAGGGTCGATCTTTGCGGACAGTGCCGATGGCGAACCGAGATGTTCAGAATCGGCACGGAGCAATTCAGAGAAAAGATGTACGAGTTGAAGCGTTGAAATCCTAGAAGCACCGCTGCAAGTTTTGCTGTCCTCAAGCAGTTTCCAGACGTGATCTTCCTCCCCGAATTCGAGTTTCAAAGTCCGATCCGGGATGTCCCGGCCGGTGCAATGCAGCGAGGCAATGTTGGCAAGGCGAGAACTTTTCTGGAGAACAAAGGTTGAATCTGCCGCGCCGCTTAAGCCTGTCGAGCCGGAGATCATATTCATCGGATCGTCATCGTGCAGCTTCCGCAGGTGGTGGATCAAGAGGATTGCAATGTGCCGCTTGTCCGCAAGCTGTTTCAAAATCCCGATGTCCTGATAGTCATTTGCGTACAAATTGCTGTCACTGCCAGTGCCTCGAACGCGCTGCAAGGTATCAATCACAACGAGTTTTGTGTCAGGATGCCCTGTCAAGAACTGCTCGATCTGTTGTTCCAACCCGTGCTTGAGCGTGTCAGCCATGATCGCAAAGTGCAGAGTCGACGGCGCATCTTCCGTCAGGTCAAAGAGTCGCGTCTGGATGCGTTGGAACGAATCTTCGAGACTGAGATACAACACTTCGCCCTGTGTTGTTGCGAAATTCCACAGCGGCTGCCCCTGCGCAACGCATAAGCAGAGCCATAATGCCAGCCAAGACTTGCCGATTTTCGGTGCGCCCGCGAGGATATGCAAGCCCTCTGGAATGAGCTCTTCCACCAGAAAATACGTTGGTTCATACGTCCGATTTTGCAGATCTTCCGCATTGATGGTTTCCAGTTTGGTCATTTTTTCACTTCCTTTCCGTTTGCTATTGACATTCTGTGTTTCATGATTTAGACTTATAATTAGCCAATAGATTTGTTTTCTATTTTTAGACTAACATAATCCCAAACTATTGCCAAGACTAATTTATAATATAAATTTCTATAAATCTATTCTGAGGTGCAGTTATGTCTGATTTTCAGTGCAAATTTTATCTTCTGGACGGCGCGGAGACACTGGAATGCAAGGAAGGAAACGCTGAGTATGTCATAAAATTAGCAGACCGCCCGTTCCCGGACAGTCTGCTGTCGTTCGTGTATTATGATATCAATTCGTGGGAGCCGCGTTTCCATGAAGCTGACCGCGCATTGATGGAGTTTTATCAGTCGCGTGATGCAAAATGCCTGAAGCCGGTGCAAAAGCTTCTGGACGATTTTAAGGACGAGCATCCGTATTTTTTCTACCTGTGGCTGGATTGGAGCAACCGACTGAAGCAGGCGACGCCGGATTGCAAAAATCCGACGAAGCTGTTGCCGCACAAAGAACTGGCGCACGTCCCAAGCAACCTTGCGACCATGCAGCAGCAAATTCTGCGCCTGTTCCAGACGGTGCTGGACGCAAGTATCACCGACATGGACTTTTCTATTCGGGTGCAGGCGTATGAGCAGGCTCCATCTTTGCAGAAATTTGACTTCCAGCCGATGAAAATCTCGTTTGAGTTTGTAGACGAAAAGCAGTTCACCGAGGTGCTTTATCCGCAAAATATGTACGACCTGATCGACTTTTCTCTGCGCGAGTGCATCCGGCAAAGGATTGCGATGCGCACCTGCAAGAACTGCGGTAAATATTTTGCGCTCACCGTTCACGGCAGCACAGAATATTGCAGCCGCGTGTTCGACAGCCGCGGCCGCACCTGCAAAGAGGTCGGCGCGATGCGGCAGTATGTGCAAAGCCATGCGCAGGACGAACTGCTGAAAATCTACCGCCGCGAGTACAAGCGCCGCTTCGCATGGATCCGTGCGGGCAAAATCTCTCAGGAAGCGTTCTCGGCTTGGAGCAAGGAAGCGCAGAGGGAAAAGGAGAAATGTGAGAACGGCAAGATCTCACAGGGGGAATTTGCACAGTGGCTAAAACGGTAATGTCAATATAGGAAATCCCCCGCGCTGAAGCACAAACAGCGTGGGGGGATTTTTGCATAACTATTTACATTCCGGATATCGATGAATGCTCCTCGATGTTCTCAACCTGCTCCATAACTTTTCGGAAAACCTCGGGGCTGTACTGCGGAGGATACCCATTCTTGATCAGGCAAACTTTGATGTCAAATTTAAGCTGGTCGCGAACATTCTGATTGTTGAGCCAGTCTGCAAACGAAGATTTTGCATCAATGATTTCTTTGATTTTCCTAGCCAGAGAGCTGCACTTCTCATTTACAGAAATACCGTCGACAATTTTGTCTTTGCCGTATTCAAAATTGTACTCGTCGCGCAGCGCCATCAAAATATCATAGAATGCCTTCTCCTCAAAAGTGAGACCAATCTTCCGGAAGCTCTCACGGTCCGCATTCATTTCACGCAGAATGCGTAAGGCCTGTTCTGTAGCATTTCTGATAATTTCCTCAGAAGTTTGCTCTTGGGCTTCGCCGGCTTCCTCTGCAGTAAGATGTTTTCTGCGTTCATGATACTGTTTGATGGTTTCCTCAAGCATTTCCTGATACTTCTTTGCGGCCATCTGATTTGTTTTGCCGTATTCCATGATCTGCTTGCGAAGCATTTTTACCAGCAGCTCCAGCTTGGATGCGGGCATTTTCACATCAGACAGCTTCTCATAATATTCAGGGCTGAAAATATCCTCCTGTTCTCCATCCTCCAGAACTCTTTCGACCTCGGTATACTTTAGTGCTTCCTCGACCATCTTCGCCACATGGCGGTTCATGGTATCGGTATCGACTTCAGTATCGGTGCCATTCATTTTGCGCACAAATCCTGCAATGGCCATGAAGCACTGCGCGAGAGCAGATTCCTCTTCATCCAGTTCACCGGACGGCTGACAGATATCATGCGCTGCCCGCATTCTCTTGACAGTTTTCAGGAAATATGTTTTGAACGAGACTTTCCTGACATCTTTGCCGCCCTTGATTTCTGTTTGCAATTCCTGTGCGGAAACAAAAACATACTCGGCGGCTTTTGCTAAAAGTCTGTACCGCAGGGCAGGATCTCCAGCCGGGTTGAGGAACGGAGTCAGATCATACCCCGAAAAGAGATCCTTCAGGATCGAAAGTTCTTCTCTGAACACATCGGTGGCCTGCTGCACGTCGTCTGCCGTAGGTGCAATAGAGTGATCGCCGCCGTATATTTTCAGAGCCTCGCGCATATTGTCACGGATTCCAATATAATCGATGATAAAGCCATAATCTTTGCCGGGATATTTTCTGTTGACCCGGCTGATGGTTTGGATCAGCAGATGCCTTTTCAGCGGCTTATCATTATACATATAAGTCAGAGAAGGCACGTCAAAGCCTGTGATCCACATATCAACGACGATGGCAATGCGGAAATTGGACTTATCCTGCTTGAACGCGGCGTCCAGTTCCTCGGACCGTTTGCTGTTCGCAGCGCCGCCGAGATACTTGTACATACCCGACGCATCGTTGCTGGCGACGCTTGCCACCATCGCAATAAATGGCATCGGTTTTAACTCGCGCAATTCTTCTTCGGAAGCTGAACTGCCATCGGGCACCTTCTTTTTCTCAAACCATTCCGGATAGTGTTCCTTGAACTTTTGCAGCAGATCATAGGCGATTTTTCTGTTGGAGCATACGATCATCGCTTTTTGCACTCTATCCGGGTCGTTGGCGCAGGCAGAAACGTAGTGGTCATGAATATCAACGGCAAGGCGCTCCAACCGGGAAGGCTCTCCCAGAATGATCTCCATGGAGCTCATGGCCGTTTTGCTGGTCTCAATATCCTCTGCCGTTGCGCCATCGTCAAAGCATCTCTGGTAGTACGCTTCGATTTGCTCGACCTTTTCCTGATCAAGCAAGACCTTGGCGATCCTAGGATGATATTTGATGGACACAGTGATACCGTCGGCCACAGCCTGATCCATCGTATAACGGTCGATCTCCGCGCCGAAGGTTTGATAGGTCTGGTCGATGGGTGTGCCCGTAAAGCCGACGAAGGTTGCGTGTGGGAATGCCTCTTTCAAAACCTTTGCATACGGCTTGGATACCATCGCCTTCATATTTTCATCCGTATCCTTGCTGAACCTGATCCGGTTTGCGTGTTCGAGCTGTGTTCTGTGTGCCTCGTCAGAGAAACAAATGATATTGGCACGGTTGTTGATCAGTCCGATTTTGTCATCTTCACGGTCACAGAATTTTTGGATCGTGCAGATATAAAAGCCGCCGCTTTCCCGCATACCAAGCTCCTGCCGCAGGGCATTACGGCTTCGGACAACCTGTACCTCACCAAGATTCAAAAAATCCTTGCTCTTGGTAAATAGTTTCGATCCCTGTTTCTGAAGATCGTCGCGGTCAACGATCATAATGATCGTCGGAGAGCCGATTTCCTTTATGCCGGTACACCGCAGAGCGAGCTGTCGGGCAAGGAACGCCATCGTGTAGGTCTTTCCGCAGCCTGTGGCGCCGAAATAGGTGCCGCCCTTGCCGCTTTTCTCTACGACAGATCGAATGATGCTCTGCTTCAGCAGGCGAGCAGCAAAGAACTGCGGATAGCGGCAGACGATCTCCCGCTCCTCGCTGTCGAACGCTCTGTCCTGGAAGTAAATGTAGTCGCGGAAAATCTCAAGAAACCGTGCCGGGCTGTACACGCCCCGTATCATGGTCTGCACCTCGTCGAACGGCAAAAGTGACACTTCATCGCCGTCATTCACACGGCGCCACGCGTAAAAGTGTTCATAGGGTGCGCGGACAGTGCCAAGCCGCGTTTTCACACCGTCGGAAATGCAGGCCAGCGGGCAATAATGCAGCAGATGCGGAATATCGCGCCAATAGCGGATATTGATCTGTTCCCATGCATCGTAAATCGTCGCGTTTTTATCCGCCGGGTTCTTCAGCTCGATGATGCACAGCGGCATTCCGTTGACAAAAAGAAGAATATCCGGGCGGCGGGTCTGCGTCTGCCCGTTGTTGGTGTATTCCACGGTGAACTGATTAACCGCGCGGAAGACATTTTTCTCCGGATCCTCAAACTCAATCAAATTGACCATTCTGGGAAGAGCCGCCTGCGGGGTGAATTGAATTCCGTTCACCATCCAGTCGTACACCTTATGCAGTGTGGCAAAATCACTTTCCGCACCCGCAAGGCGCACGGTGTCCATGATCTGCTGAATCTCATCCGCAGTCAGATCCGGGTTGGTTCTGTTCAGGAAAAACTCCATGTCATCAGTGTATAACACGTCCCGCATGGAATCGCGCGGGAGGCTGCTTCCGGCCAGATAGCTCCACCCCGCTTCCTCCAAATAGGAAAGAAATGTGCTTTCAAATTCCGCCTCGCAGTAGCGTCCGTGATAGTTATGCAGGTTCGCCATTGGGTTCACCTCCGTCTTCCAGCGATCCCCGAATCAAAATCGGGCAGATGTCCTTGATTTGCTTCTTTAGCTGCTCGTTGGTATTCCTGCGCAAAGTGTACACGGTATAAATATCCACAATTGCCTTTTGCATTTTCTCATCGGGAACAGGGATTTCAATTTCATAGAACCGGTCGAGGTCAAGATTTGTACGGATACTGGAGTCACTCATAAACCATCCGTGCCGGTCAGTTTCCATGCGAGAAAACCAAATCATGATATATTCGGGAGAAACCGTTGTATCTTTTGTTTCAAAAACTGTATATGCAGGAGAAATAACAATAGGCTCCTCCTCTCTATAAAGCGCAATTCTGACGCACTTATCTCGTCCCGTCTGCATACCCGAAAATGCAAATTGTCCGTTCTGAACAAGTTTGTATTTTTTAAGATCAACTTCGGTTATGTCCGCAATAGACGGCATAAATTGTTTTGTTATATTTATGCCCTGTACATTTGTGACCGCCCCGTTGTTATTCCGATTATCGACTTCTACCAGCAATTTGCGAATTGTTTTTTTAGTGGCGGTATGCTTAACTTTATCAATCAGTGCATCACAGGTGAGCTTCAAATCCTCCAAGCCGCGCTCGTATGCCTGCTGATTGGCGACCATTGCATTATAGACATCGACATATTTCTGCTGTGTCGGTAAATCTGGGAGTTCAATGTCTATGTCGCACAAATCCTCCCAGTTGTAGAATTCCGTGGAACTGCCCCAAGAGTTTGTTATCACATACCGATCAAATTCAGAACGATTAAAATACAGATAGAGCCATTCTGCAATCAGCGCGTCTCTACTATCTACCTTTATTCGGAAAACCACATAATCCTCCGTGCATATAACAGGAGTATTTCCATCATTTAAAGCGATGCTGAATTTACTGCCATTACGAGAGGTTCGATGATTGAAAACAAATTCGCCAGGTTTAACAATCTGGAATTTGCTTAAATCACGCTCATTTACGTCTGCTTTTGTGGGCATAAGGCGTTTGAGGTTATTAACGCCTCGCACATCATCAACACCGTAGTGCAAGTCACTGTTCGTATGTTCAAGCAGTTCAATCAACTCGCCCAATCGATATTTATGCAAGCTCATACCCAATCCCCCTGAAGGCATCTTCAAGCATCTTTTGGGACTTCATTTCCTGCTTCAGAACTTCGAGCATCTCTTTTTGAATACGGCTCATTTCAGCGGCATAGTCGATCTCCAGATCATGGTCGATAAACTCGATATACTTGCTGGGGACAAGACTCCAGCCCTGCTTTTCAATTTCGTCCTTCCTGACGCTGCGGTAAAGCTCCGGCACAGCATAATTTGCGCCGTCGGTTCCCTCGGATTGCCATGTGTGATAAATGTCGGCGGCTTTTTGAATCTGTTCGCTGCTTAAAAGGACTTTCTTTTTGCTCTCGTTTTTAACCGGGTTTTCTGTCCACGTGCGCAGATCCATGAACAGGATTTCGCCCGCGCGGCTGCGCAGCATTCTGCCGTGATACGCCCCGCCCTTTTTATTCTGATTCAGGATCCAGAGGGTGACGCTGATATCCGTAGTGATAAAAAGCTCACGCGGAAGAATGATAATGGCTTCGACCTTATCATTCTGGATCAGCTTTTTTCGGATCTCAAGCGTATCGCTGTCGCCCAAAGCGCCATTGGCCAGCAGGAATCCTGCAACACCCTTGAGCGCTTTCAAATGGGAAAGAATGTGGAGGATCCATGCATAGTTAGCGTTGCTCTCCGGCGGCGTCTGGTAATCCACCCAGCGGGAATCGTTTTTCAGATTATCGTCGTACCAGCCTTTCAGATTGAAGGGCGGATTGGCCATGATGTAGTCGAAGTAAAGACCTTTGAACAGATCGTGCGTAAAAGTGGAGTCGCTTTCTTCGCCGAGATTATGGCTGATGCCGCGCAGGGCCAGGTTCATCTTCGCCAGACGGTAGGTTGCAGCTTCCTTTTCCTGACCGTAGACATTGATTCTCCTGATATCGCCGCGCTTTTCCCGGATAAGATCGGTACTCTGGACAAACATACCGCCAGAGCCGCAGCAGGGGTCTATAAAAACGCTGTCTTTGATACAAACAGAAAAAGCCTTCTCCGGCACATAAGTGCTGAAAAAGGCTTGAAATAAAGGGCTTTCGAGGTTCCGCTGTGTTTTACAGCAGAGCTTCGGAAGCCCTTTTTCTGTTTATTCGATTGTTGCTGGCCGGTTCTGTGGCTTTTGGAACTTACCCCTCAAAACCGACAGTCGAAGGAATAATTAGAAAGTGTGGAATAATTAAAAGGTGTTTTTCATACATTTATCTTTAGACTCGACCAAATGAGCGGTTCTCCGTCTTTAAGTTTAATGGCCACGCCTTTTACTACCATTCCTTTTTCTATACAGTTATGAAATGCATCTCGATAAGTGATTAATTCATTGTTAAGTGTCAATTGTTTCACCTTTGGGTTTAAAGAAACAAAAACATAGCAAGCCCGATATCCTTTTTCTAATAAGTCTTCAATCTTCATCAACTGATCAACCGCTCTCTGCGAATAAACTGATGGAAACTCAGCTTCGCCACGAAAAGATAGAATACTTTTGATTTCTACAACTGTTTTTGTGTCTTCAATATACAAATCACTCTTATACCCAGCAATCGTACACTCTTTTTTGATACTATTCCTCTTACCTAAAATAGCAAATCGTCGGCTATGAATATTGTCTATCACTACCTTATTTGCTTTTGACATATTTAGCAAAACAAATTCATGCCCGACAGCCAATGCTTCTACCGAGTATTTTGTTCTAGCATCAGTTGCTGCTACTGGTGAAAGCAAAACCGTTTTTCCTGCCATGCTTACAAAATTACTGAGACGGCATGAAGAAGGAATATAACAGAGAGTATCCTCCCCATCAACTTCAACAAGGCATAAAAACCTATTCTTTAATTCTTCCTTAAATATGCCTCGTTTAAATGACAGATTAGACACTCTCTGCTTCCTCACTTCTACATTATGACTTTTTCTTAATTACGTTACTCACAATTTCGTCCAGTTCCGGAATCTCGATAAGGTATCCTTGTGCCCTTTCAATAACATCACCGTTTCTATAGATCATGTCGCCGTGCTTCTGAAGGTATTGCGCATCCGGAACCTCAATGATCATCCTTGATGAAATTCCGTCATTTACTCGGAGAGCAACACGACCATTTAACTGTGCTTTAGTTGTTGAAGGTACTAGTTTTGCTTCTGGCCTCTGTGTGCAGATGACTAAATGTATTCCTCTGCTTCTGCCAGTTTGAGCTATTCTCTGAACAGGTTTATAGAATGCATTCTGTTCTTTTTTAGTCTCAAGTTGATCTGCCAGATCAGCAAATTCATCAATTACGACAACTATAGGAGCCAACTTTTTCGATGCAACTTTGTTGTATTCCGCAATATTTGCAACTCTGGCTTCCGCTAACAGTTTACCTCGGCGCTCAGATTCCTCGAAGATTACATCTTTAATCACGCGGGTGGCCTCTATAGCATCAGATATGATTCCTCCAGAATAAAGGTGGGGCAACCCCTCAAAGTGGATAAAATCCTCCAACTTTGATGAGGAAAGAACCAATTGAAGCTCGTTCGGATTAGGATGGGTCATCAGCATAGCCGCAAGCATTGTGAACAGAAATACTGATTTTCCCGAACCCGTGCTGCCACCGACGAGCATGTGTGGCATCTGACCGAGATCCTCAATCAAATCCTTCCCGTTCGGTGTTCTTCCCAGTGGGAAGTATAACTGCTCCGGTGAAGTCACCTTAGGAAGATGAGCAATGACATCCTTAAAAAGGACCTTTTCTCTCTTTAGCCGAGGCACATCTAAGAGCAACTCATCAGAATTCGGTACCTGTTGGATAATTACCCCGGTACGTTTCATTTCTCTTCCGATATCCTCTAGATGACTCGACAATCCCTGAAGTGACTGGCCTCTTCCAAGTCTGAATTTGAGCCGTATTACGCTTGGCCCAACAACTGTATCCTCTGGATTACATTCCTTTAGAGACACATGATAATCCCCGCATGAACGCTTAAAATCCTTAACCAGCTGTTCAATCTCCTTGCGACTAACACCATTGTTGGTATCATCTTGAGCCGCAGGAGGCTCGCTAACTGATTGCTCTTTCTTTTGCCCATATTGGACAGTCTCTTCAGCAACCTTCGGCAAGCCAGTGGAATTTACTGACGTGGAGGTTAAAACATCCGGTTTCTCCTGCTGGTCCACTCCAGTCGCATCAGAGGACGCATCCATATCAGTATCAATTATCGCATCCTCTGAATCAGTCTCCCCTGATGCAGAATCCTCAGATTCATCGAAATCAGGCGTAAACACTTCCTTAATGAGAGTACCCTCACCAAGAATATCACATTGGATTTCCTTAGCAGTCAGCTTCCAATAATCAATTCTGCAGTCATCAAATTCCGGATTCTTACATGAGATATGCTCTCCACCAACCGCTTCGTTCAATTTGATGTGCAAGAGCAGACCGGTAACAACTATGTTCAAACCGCCTTCATTCTCACTGCTAAAGGCTTTTTTCAGTATCAGATACCATTTCTTCTGCCAGTCAGAGTCATGCACATTACGGAAGCATTCAGATACTATCTGGTACTTCAGGACTTCTCTGCGAGCAGAGGTGAACATATCCATCTGATTATCATCTGCAGTAAAGATTTCACGCAGGATTTCAATCATCGATGCGATCTGACCAGCTGCATGTCCTGTAATAAGGAAGGACTTCGAATCTGAATCATCCCTTGTTATTGTTGCATCGGGTGACTCGTCCCTCGTTTTTACCTCAATCGGTTCAATGTGAAGAGTATTGGATGCCTCATCATAATACAAACCGACCAGATCAGCACGTTCATTTCCGTATTTGCTATTCTGAAGCCATAAACGTGCTTTATCATCATCGAGAGATGCTACAAGCGCATCATCGTGCTGCTTCATATACCATGATGCAGCAAAGAGGGTTCCGATCAAGCCTTTCTTCTTGTTATCTACAGCCTGTGCATCAGCACCAAACTTCGGAATACTAATCAAACCGTTTGATGCAACGTGGCCAAACTGGCGTAGTATTTCAATAAGCGTTTCTGTTTTGGGATATAAATTGTAACCACGCAGTAAAGTCAAATACTGCGAAATGATCCTCGAATCATCAGCAGCCCAAGCATTAACCATCCGCTTGTCATACTGCATCTCGCCAATCGGGATTGATGCTACAGGCTGATAATTATTCGTATCCCTGTCAGCAACAACGAGCCACTGCGTTTGTCTGTCCTGAATCGTAGAAACAACCGCAGTCATATCAGCATTCCCATTATAGGTAGTCCGTGGATTCATATTGTTGCTTATGATATCCGCAGATCTCATGAGCTTATGATAGTCACCAATAAGACCGGAATCCATTTCTGAGGAAGGATAAATACTGCCTCTGTGCTGAATTTCGTCAAAATCATAATCATAGGTTATGACCAACGGGTTAATATAAAGATTGTGGCTGTTCGGGCCAAATTCAATAGCATAAGAAGATTGGTCGAAGTAAAACGCAACGTGTACCGGCCTAAAATCAAGCGCCGCTTTAACATCTAAGGAAGATCGCACATTCCGAACACTTATAGATATACGGTCATTCCGAATGTACTCACCAATCTCATAGTCCTTACCAGAATAATCCAACTTCGACAACTCGGTATTGCCGTTTTGATTACGTGTCAAATAAACATCATAGACGACTCTCTTGACCGAATTCTTGTCCATGAAGCTCTTTATCTGGCGTATGTTTCCTATCAAATCTGGCGCATCGACGGAGCACACCCTGACCTCGTTCCTTGTGTACGGAGCAAATCCTACCCACCGAGTCAATATTTCTTCAATCGATTCGGTCCCATCGTTGCCAAGATAACGGTTGGTCTTGTTTTCAAAGGTTGGCAGCATCTCGACACTACCGGAGCACGGTAATAATCGGTCCTCTGTGGTGGCAGTAACGATGCTATTTGCAACAACAAAGCTCAAGACCTGTGGAAGTTGAGAAAGGACCTTGGACAGAACTGCCTTATCTTCATCGCTGAGTGTTGCCTTCTTGTTTGGCAATGTCCGGAAAACTTCGTAGTATCTCCAAAGATACACTGGATGAAGCGGTAACAGTACAGCCTTCCACTCCTTAGGCGTTCTTATGTAAAGCACATCTAGAAGCAGAATGGCTCTGGCAATAAAACTTGTACCGCCAGCGCTGATCTGACGCATAGTAGGCTCATTAACACAGAAGGCATGATATAACTGTTCCCATGCTTTTATATATTCGATAAGATTTGCTCTATTCTCTTCGGATGCTCCGAACAGAAGCACCGGATGATACATAATCATATCAAGGTTTGAGAATAACTTTTTGCGCTTCTCTTTTAGATTGGTGATAATCGGAGAAAACCGTTCTGCAGTCTCCAGCCCCTTGTTATCAAACTGAGAATCAAACTGGATAATAAAATCGAACAATGGCTGACTACCGTCGATTCCTCCAGCAAACGCAACCACTGATTCCTTGTCATCAGGATCAAATACATGTATCTCATTAATATCCGCGGAGATGGCATCCTTGAGCACAGTTTCGTCTGTCTCCATAATACCACCCCAGACAGTCGTGCTACAGAACTTACCAACGAGCTTACGAAGATCCGTTTGATGTGATTCCAGCACTATACTGCGATCTCCAAAAACGCCTCCAATAGTCGGAATCGAGTCGTCATTCTCTTCGGTTTCTGTATCATAGTGCTTTCTCAGTTCATCGAGAAGATCACGGATGTTTTCCTGATCTTCCTCATCTCCAAATACTACAGCATCAGAAATGATTCGATCTAACTCCTTGGGCCGGATAGGAGTGGTATCAATTTCTTCAGGCACATTCGGAGTTTCACCGTTTGGTGTTGGATCTTCTTTCTTTTTCTTTTTTTCAGTTTTTTGGGATGCAGAAAATAGTTCCTGAACGGTTTCAAGATCAAGAGCCTTTATTGTATCGCGATTTCCATACTTATAAAGGTTCTGAAGACTACGATACGCCTTCTGAAGACGCTCCTTGTCCTTTGTCTTTGCTCTGACAAGGGCGCGGCTTAACTTCTTTCTGGAGTCCTCGCTCAGTTGGCCAATGGCAAAAATCAAATCCCGATTCTTTGCGAGACGCTCAACCGGATTGCTTTTCGATCCTAAGATTTCGCTATCCTCCAGCAGATTTAGCCTCCACATATTACGCGGAATAGCCTCTGCGGGTTTGTCACTTGCTACAACAGCAGATACAAAATCATACAGGGCATCGAAGGTGTAATAGTCGGAGGTATCCTGAAGTGCAGTCCAAAAATTATTCGTTGGAGTATTGTTATCGCTATTAATTTGCGTTTCAACCAGATAACGAGCAGTATCTCTCGTGGTTATAACCTCGAATTCCGCCAGAGAATGCAACTTGTCGGTATCGTTTCTAATGAAAACGATAATGCTTCCTGCACATTCAGGCATACTGCGCCACAGGACGGCCTTCTCGATAGAACCGGTAATATCATACAACTCGTCGGAGTGTTCAATCACTTCATCATAGCCTATTGCTGCAGCATACAAATGCTTTTCCTCTGAGGCTATTGCTTTAATGATTTCTTCAGGGAGGATATCGTCTACACCCTTAACGATTATTCCGACTTTTATTTCAGAAAGATGCCTGCAAAGAAGAGCAGTAACCAACTCTTGCTTGTTCATCATTTTTCAGCACCTCCTAACCTAATCTGCAAAATGCCATCTGCCATAAGCTCAGCGAAATCCATCGATTCGAGCATTGATGCAAATGATGAAAAATTCTCATCCAGAGCGTCCTCGTCAATCTGAAGAATCATGCCACTTTCCTGTAAGGTCTGCATTTCAAACTGGCTTCCTCCAACAATAATTCCGAATCTGTCCCATAGGCGTCGTCTGATATCCATCCCGCTAATCATTTCTCCCGGATTCACGCAGCACCTCAGGAGCATTTCGATAATATCCTGTGAAACAGAAAATCTTTTGTTTGGGTGGAGTTTGTCAGGCGGATATAGAATACCCGAAAGATTACCCAATGCTCGCAGGTAGGTGATTGGATGGGACGAAGCTTCCAACGCAAGCATATCGTACATGGTCTCTCCAAAGGTCAAATACATCTCTTCGCCTTCAAGATCCGCTGCTCGCTCCTTGGCCAATAGCCATAGAGCATCCAATTCTTCTTTGCTTGCCTTCGAGACGGCCTTCCTTTCTTCATAAACGGGCGTTTCTGACTGAAGCAATTCTTTTTTACTGTATCCCTTCTCATCAAGCCATCTTGCATAGCCCCATGCATAAAACCTGTTGATCGATTTGTAAATCTGCGTATACGACATCTCTGATGCACGAGCAACGCTACTAAAGCTTGGGCTGACTCCACTAAAGTCAAGAAGGATAGGCCGTATGCGTTCGCCACAGTAAAACGCTTCAAGGAGTGTCATGTACCTCATCAAGCTAAAGACACAGAAGAAGTTAAACAGCCTCAATTGTGTTAACGGATTTGGATGATTTCGCAAGTTGTTCAGCAGGCAGGTACCGCCATCTTTTATTCCGTTAAGAAACCACTGCGTGCGTTCGTTAATGTCCTTGAAGGCAGGAATGTCCTCATATTGATTCTGATCGGAGAATACCTCCATATCAGCCTCAAGGACCGGTTCAAACAGCAAGGTAATAGGGTCACTGGCTTGCTCAAGAAGATCCCGGATATAGCTGGCCAATTCAGGACAATATCCTCTAATAATGCTGCCTATAAACTCCCCGCCACGCTCATAAGGTGCTCCTGTACCGCTCGTCAGAAAGTACTTTGATCCAGCAGAATAAGAAATCATACTATCGTTCAGAGCGCTTACCACAAAGACGCCCTTGTCTACGGACAGGAGCCGCTGCATTACATTTCTCATTGATTCAACCGAGTTGAGAGTAATATTGTCCTCAATCACTTCATTCTCGGCAAGCTGGTCATAAATCGTTTCAGCTTCGTTACCCTTTGGGACATTTCCCTTTGAATCGGATACAAGAGCCATTCTCTTTATGTTTTTACTCCGATTAAATGACCCGTAGATGCAACGCTGCGCACCAGATGCTATATGCACAGGTTTGACTGATCCGCTGTTCGGTTGGAAGCCGACATATTTTCTATCGACCTCCTGCCGTGCTGTTTTGAGAAAGATCTGTTCCATATACATCAAACCTCCTGCCCACGTTCACTCTCAATTCCAGAATACTTTTTGTCCTCTCGATCCACAGAGACCATAACAGTCCTTTTATTCTGGACATCTAGCAATCCGACATCGACTGTATCCTCGTTGTCAATTTCCTCGAAGGATTGAAGCTGTTCGATAAAGCGCCACACCTTTTTCACCAGATCAGACTCCATGAAAAGAACTGGAACTCCTCGTTCGGCTTCGTTCATAAGAAGATACATTTCATAATCAACTTTGAGGAATATATCAGGTGCGTCCTTCTTCTCCAGCCTTATGTAGTTCGAGGTCATATCGATACCGGCCTGCATACTTTTTAGCAGAGACGGTTGTCCGACGCTGAATTCGCTCTTCTTTATTGTTCCGGCTGAAATGAGCACCTTTCTCGGCTCATTGTTGTATCGATGCCCAGACCAAATCTGCAGTTTGGTATTCGAGCCATTAACATTCCCGAAAAAGCTATTCAGTTTAGAAATAAGCTCCTTGATTATCTTGCCACTATCCTGATTCAGGAAATTCTGAAAGCGTGTTGCATCATCGTCTAAGATAGTCAGAAGTTCATCACCATTCAAATTAAAGAAGAAAAACTGGCGTTTCCGAAGATTAAACAAAGCTTCATTATCATACGCAATTGATTCAGCGGGCACCTCATAGCCTTCAACCCATGATGCTGGATCTATCGAGTTAAGAAGAATTCTCTCGTCCCAGATCGGATGTGAAATGTTAACAGGATCAATAGCGCTATTGATTGCTGTAAACAAATTACCCGTTCCCGAATAAATGAGGTTTACCAAATCATACTCGCTGTTTCCGGCAGTTTGATTAAGTTGCTTGCAACTCCTGTTTCCAAATATCAGATATACAATAAAGCTCTGCAACTCACGAAGTGTAGCGTGATAGCCCTGCAAAGAAACTCGCTGTAAAATTATGCCCAAGCGTTCCTGAAATAGAGCGTTGTTTAACATCTTTCGGTTTTTGTTCACAACGCAGGAGTCATATAGCGGGCATTTTTTGCACTCCTTGTAATGCTCCTCAGCAGTCATCTTTGAAATGGCCTGCTTTAGTATCTCTCCGGTCAGAGCCTCTCTTTTGCTCAAATCAAACACAACCAGATCCTTTGACTCATGAGCTTCTTCATGAAAAACAACCGCATGAAGCATCTGGGTGTACGCTTCCTTAATAGGTTCAAAGTCAGGGAAAGCATTGTACACCGAATAAAGAACTGCGGCATTAATCGCTATAACAAATGGGGCGTTCTTTTTTCTCGCAGCAAGCCACGCTTGATAAATCTGATCGTTTGATAGTGTGCTGGCATCCAATTCCACAACAGCTGGTGTAGATAAATGCTCAAGCTTTGATTTAAGCATTCTAATAATGTGTGTTTTTCCGTCGCCGGGATTCCCCGTCAACACAATATCCTTTCCATCTTTAGCAGCCTTAATAATTGCCTCATCAAGCTTTGTTGTCAGATGGATATAGGACAGCAGTTCCTCGTCTACGTGGTCAGCATATGCGCTGGTACCGCGATAGAAATCTCGGATAAATTGCAATCCCACCTTCTTTTCATCGTTAACAGGCATATGTGATACCTCCTTTAACTTTATAAACGGTCTCGGTTCACTGTCTTTTATCTGGTTACCAACCATAAAACTTTCCTTGTCAAAGTCACGTATGCGTTCATATATCGGTGCATAATTTAGTCGACTTGAGAGCCATCTTGTTGTCCAGTAGTCGATGATTTTTTTTGTGCCTTCTTGATAATGGTTAACATCCGTATAATATCGTGGTGATGTGTCCTTACCCATTAAATATTCCAGCGTATTTGTAGCAAGGCACGCTCCATAAACAATACGAGACATTGCATGCTTAGAGAAGTCTTTCGAATCTTCATTTGTTGATTCAAGTAGTTCCCTAATGGACATCGTTAAAAGCCGCATCTTAGGACTTGCGCCTTCTCCGAAGACATGATTAATTCGGTTAAAACCATCGCTCGTCGCCTCGGTTAAACTAAGCGTGGTTGCTTTGCTAATATGCATGGTTCCAAATCCGATGGTCATTCCAAGTTTTTTCCACACAACATCAAAATCAGAACCAAAGACGCTACCGGGAATCTTCAAGCGATTGTATTGGCTAGAACCCACATAGTACAAGGATGTTGTTCCAACATATACCAAATCCGCTGGCCTAAACACATCTTGGCCCTTCAGTCGACTTGCAATCATGCTAGCTCTATTAGAGTATCTTTCCTTGTAATCATGGATAACTTGAGGTGAAGTTGCCAGCAAAGCTACCAACTTCCCTCCAAGAATTTCATTGTATGGAGGTATTGCGCCACAGACATTCAATTCCATCAGGCTTGAACCAATATGTTGCGTTTTCTGAGCAACAAGGGCGCTTCTTATCGCGGAGTTTCCGTTTTCACTCCTGCAAAAGTCAGCCCAGATCTCGCCAAAGTTTGAAGAATTATATACTTCCAGAATTGCCTTTTTTGCCATAAGAAGACGGGCGAGTTGTTCAGCTCTTTTTCTCCTATAAAGAGCGTCTTCAGTTTCCTTGGAAATACTTCCAAGTTCACTTTTTTCATCTTCTTCGATGCCCTCCTCTAACGCCTCCTTGAGAAGTTCCTGCCGCCTTTGTTCAGCGCTATTAGCAAAATCGAGAAGTTGTTGCACATCTTCATCGCTTGGATTATGCACGGTTGCATCAGTACATAATGCAGTGTAATCTATCCCGTTGATGCCAATTTCAAGATATTGAAGCAATTTTTCAAACTCTTTTCGGGCTTCAATGGCGCTAAGCATGGTTATCCTATCGATAAACGCCTTTTGATTCCAGCCTATATAGTCATCTCTGCAAGTGATCTGAACTGCGCAGTTTTCTAGCGAAGCAATTCCCATCACAGCGTGCATCGGATGTGCTGCGTCGCGGATTAGATATTGCATTGTCCTCCCCGGTGTCGTTTCCGCAGGAGTTGACCAAGTTAGCCGAAAGTATCTCCAAATCTCAGAGGTTTTTATACCGGTAAAATCATCCCGCTCGTTCTCTACAACGAGCTGCAGGTATGGGCGGACCGCCTCTGATAATTCTATTTCTCCATTATGTGCTCGCTCCAAGCGAATGGCTAATTCTTCTCCATCAGCAATCAACTCGCTTATGTCATGATTGCTTGTGTTATTACGCTCCATACGTTGGATAAAATCGATATAAGATGTGAGCCTTTCATGCCTACTTTCGCTCATCCAACTTCTTAGTAGCTTCTTAACCTCTGGTGAGGATACATCGTGCAACTCTGCACCGTTTAAACTCGGCAAACTCATATACAAAACGCCATCACGGTAACAAGCCTTCCACGAAGCTCTTGTAAGATCACGAAAAAGCATCCAAACGGCTCTATACTTTTTTCGTTGGCCTAAATTATAAGTGCATACTTCTTGTACCCAATTTATCTCATTCATACAGATCTGCTCGATCTGTAATGGCGAAGTTTCTTCATTTATACAGGATACTGCAGTATAAAACCTGATTCTAAAATCTCCTTCTAGCTTCGGCCTAAAAGGAATCTCTCTATTTAACATGGCAGGTTACCTCTTTTCATCTTTTCTTTAAAAGGCATTATTAATTACCTGCCTTGTCATCTATTGCATCATCAGGGACTATTTCACAAATATCCGCGATATCGCACTTCAATTCTTCACATATTTTTACTAAAACATCTGTGGTGACGTTGGCACCTTTGCCGAGTTTGGCAAGGGAAGCCGAACTAATCTTTGCATTCTTAGCAAACTCTGTTTTCTTCAAATCACGTTCAACAAGCATTACCCATAGTTTTTTATAAGATAGTTTCATAATGACTCCTTCGGGAGATCTTTTCTCCAGCTTGGCATAAAACCGTAAATGTGACCGTCCTTCTCGTCTTTGTGATATGTTACTACATTAATTCCCTTTGCCTTAAAATCTATATCTTCTGGGATGACATTCAGGTTATCAACGATGATAACCTGCCCATTGCCCTGATGATTGATAAAGTACTGGTACAGGCCATTCTTTATCGTGTTGTTGCCAAATTCGTCTTCGTTTTCATCAAAACCGAGCAGCGGTGTATCGACCATAAGGAATCCGGGCTTAATGAACACATCATCGCTGTTGAAATATTCATACAGCATCAGCGCGACAACAGAATTCAGGAAGGACCGATAACCCTTCCCTTGATCCTCTGATTTTGGCACGCCATCCATCAAAATATCGAAGGTACTAAAGTCCCAGCTGGCATAACCGGCATTCCGGTAGTTGCACTCTTTCAGAATCTTGTTTAAGAGTACGTTAAAGCCGGTGCCAACTTCCTCCTCAAATTCCTGCTTTGCATGGTAGAGAGGAGGATTTTTCTGTTTTTGCAGTTCTGCAACTTTTTTCTGGCCAAGGATGGCAAGCTGATCGTTCACGAAGTCAATGCCGGTCTGAAGCGTCGTATAATCCTTAAAGCGCTGCAGGCCGGACCTATAGTTCTGTATCTCACGATTCTTATCATCGAGAGCTTTATTAACCTCGGCTCTGCGCACCTGCAATTCTTCTATATTTTTCCTGATCGACTCTTGTTCATCACGAACGCTGTTTTCTGTTGCAGCAATAACTGTTAGTTCGGAGGCTATTCTCTTGATCTCGGCATTAATTGCTTCCAAGTAGCTGTCATCGTCTTCCGGGTGCAACTCCCCGCCGCAGAACGGACACACCCCGTTTTCCGGGAGTCCTTTTACGGCTTGCTCACCCTTTGAAATAAAATCAAGTCTCTGCAGGTCAGCTTTATACTGGCTGATCAGGGATTCATATCGATCCAAAAGTACACGGCAATTAGCGTCCCCTTGCTGATACTCAGCCATCTGACGAACGATAGCGGCATTCTCTTCAATCAGCTCTTTGATTTCCTGCTGGACCTCCTGAATATGGTCCGAAAGCTCCTGCATCTCTTTTTCTATATCTAACCCAGCCAGCTCCTCAAGCTGCATAATGTAGCTAACGCGTTTTTCCGTTAGAGAAGCAACCTGCTCCTCAATATAATTGATCACAGCTTTCTTCTTGGCGGTAGCCACTTCCGGTTTAGTGATCTCAGGAATTCCTTTTTTGTAATCCCCGGTGAGCAGAAAGTATAAAGACGCAATAAGCGGCGTCTCATATCTCTGATCCTTGATCACGATAGACTCCGACTTATCAATTTCGTTCTCATCGGCAAAGAAAACGCTGGCGATGTTAGTCCAAGACATACGTTCCCTCGCATAGCGAGCAGTCTTAGGCACTTCAATCGTCTCATCAAGACCGATTATTCGCAGCCACAGATCATTCAGGTAGTGAAGGCTGGTCTTTTTATAATTGGTATCATATTCACCATCTTCGACTTCATCGCTTTCAGCAACAACCGTAACCTTCTCTTCGTCGAGTTTTCTGGAAATGGTTATCCTGCCATATCGCTTCGTCAGGAAAACCCCCTCAATATCCGTATAACCTGTCAGCGGAGAAATCGGTCTCGTGTCGGAGCTGAAAAGATAATAAATACACTTGAGTATCCACGTTTTTCCGGTGTTGGAGCGTCCTTGGATAATGTTCAGCCCATCGGTAAAGTTTATAACACCGTCAATCTTTCCGGGTCCGGATACACGCAGTCTCTCGATCATAAAACTATGCATCCTTACGCCTCCTTTGACTCCGTAGCCCTATCGCTTATGTACTGCAATACGCCTTCATCCGTGTAATTTGAAAAGCGCCTGCACACTATTTTTGCGCCGACAACATATGCTTTCGCGTAGGGCGACTGCACTCCTTGCACTACTTGTCTGCCGCGATCATTAATGCTGTATAAGAAGCCCTGATCTGTATGCTCCACTTTGAAAAAATCATTTCTGACCGAGAGCTTAACGGCCTCGGTTATTTTTTCGCGCTTGTTTGTAAACTCGGCAAAACCGAACTCATTATCTCCATGAAGGTTTTTATCCAGCACCTTACACTTTTTCCCGTAGATACAGATAAAATCCAGAGCAGCAAGCCTATCCATGTTTGCAGGTGCATTCAAGGTATCCGCCAGTAGGAGAAGCCGCAGCATGTTCTCGAATGTTGTATTAAAAACCTTACTCCGCATACGGATCAACCCACGATGTCATCGTCTTGTCGTTCATCAGAATATGAACAATACCAAGCCTTTCCAAATTTCCTATCAGGTTCTTTATCAGAGACAGCTTCGACTTTGTCAGTTGAACGTCCGAAATCTTCTTCAGGACCTCAAGCAGGCGTCTATATCCGTTATCGTAATCATCAAAGAATGTGGTCTTGATTCCATCGTATGCATCTGCCTTTAGGATATCAAACTGGTTCTCACCATCTTCGTATACTTCACTGATAGACCGCTGAATGCTCTCTGCGCTGAGATACGCCTTGCGCTGATCATAAAAGTTCGTTTGATACTTCTTCGGAAGTGCAGGTATATCATCTACCGTTACCGAGTCACGAGATAAGGCTTCCGCATAGGCGTCACATAAAGCGGAAATGTAATCAGCTTCAAAATCATAAATCTGTGCATCGCTCAGTTTGATCGGTAGTTCAATAACATCTCCGTCGATATATAGCTTTCCATCCTCGCAGTAGATTCGGTCTCCTGCGAGATTTTTATGCTCGGCTTTGGATCGTGGATCGTGAGTTTGATGTCTACATCATGGATACCCTTGGCCAGACCATGAAAAATCTGATCAAGAATGTCCTGAATGGCAGATCCCAATTCATCTAACTCCACGTCAATTCCCTTTGTGTAAAGGAATTTCTGTAAATGCTCCTTACTGCCGTCGAATAGCGCGTCAATTTGATCCGCAATATCCGCGCCGTCGTAAAGGCTACAAATCATTCTCGCACGAGCTTTTGAAATGTATTTATCCCGACCCTCAAATATCTGGTCAAGCATGTTATCAGATATGTTCTTCTCCATCGGATTGTACTCGTGAAGGTACTGAGCCTGATCCTCTTCAACTGTCATAGGAGGGCGCAGCGAAAGACCAACTAACGTGCAGACAAATTTGCCTCCGCGTCCAGTTGGTTCCATAAGTGTTTTTAGTTCTCCAGCTATCTCATGGAAATACACTACTGCTCACACTCCTTTTGACCTTTTAGGTCAAAGCATGGTCAAACGCATTTTCGACTGATCAGGGCCTTCTCAGTACAATAAAGACGATCAGTTCTTGCTGATGGAAAAGTTCCTTTGAAATTATATCACAGATTTTAGCGTTTCGCAATCTCTTTCGAACCTTCGCTAATAAAAATTTTGTGAACGCAAAGAAAAATTTCCTAGACAAGATGTTGATTCAGTCCTGAGTACGACAAAAACTGCTCACCGTCAGGGGCTGCACCGACTGATCACCTGTGGCTCAACGGTTCCTGACGGCCACAAGTAAATATCATCAGCTGCCTTTTGAGCGGGAAGCTGCAGACCGGAACGGAGAAATCTCCGTCGGGACTGTGGTTGGATTTCTATACCCATTTGCAGCTGACCATGAAGGTTTCCTCCGTTCCAAGCAAATCGAACGGAGGAAATTTTCATGCAAAACAACGACAAGAAGTACTTTATCCCGGTCGACGGGACCCCTATCGAGGTCAGCGAGGAGGTTTACAGGGCATACTACCAGCCCATTTGGAACACCCGCTACCATGCCCAAAAGAACGGCGAGTGCCGCTGCACCAAGGCCCAGCTTTGGAAATGCGACGGTGTTTGCCCCGGCTGCCCGTTCTACGCTGCCGGTAAGAAGGTTTCCATCGATACGCCTATCGGCGGCGAGGAAGACGAGTTTACCCTTGGCGATACGCTGGCTGATGAAGCACCGTCTGCGGAATCCATCCTCATGGATAAGGAACTGCTCGACGCTCTTTACGACGAGCTGAACCGCCTTGACCCGGACGGCAGACGCATCTGCGAACTCATTATGCAGGGCAAGACGGAGCGTGAAATCGCTGCCGACATGGGCAAACGCCAGTCGACCATTAACTACCAGAAGAACAAGGTGTTCTCCATTCTGCGTGAAGCCCTGAAGGACTTCATCTAATACCCCGCAATGACCGCCGTGGAAGAAATTCTGCGGCGGTCAAATTTTTTTCAGATTTTTTCGTTCAAAACCCTGATTTCCCTCCAGTGGGTACTGAGGACAGCAAAACAACACAGGTCCTCAGAAAGGAGGAACCGCCAATGAGTGAGTCCAGACCCAACAAGGCCGTCACCGATGAAGATCTCATCGAAGTGCTTACGGCAATCAGCGTAGTGTCAAGACGCCTGGCGAGGAAGCTGATCCAGTTGAACCAGACAAGCCAATCTCAGGAAGGAGAAAATCAGGATGAGCAAAACGAGCGAAATGGAAGCGACCATCAGAGAGTTACGGGATATTGCATCTTCTATTAACGACATCGCCAACTGGCTGACCGGCGCACTCAGCGGCACCGAGGAAGCGGCCCCTGCTCCTGAACCGGAAAAGGCCCTCACTCTCGAAGAGGTCAGAGCGATTCTGGCAGAAAAGTCCCGTGCTGGTTTCACCGCTCAGATTCGTGACCTTCTCCTGAAGTACGGTGCCAAAAAGCTCTCCGAGATTGACCCGGCAAGCTACAAGGCTCTGGTAGCGGATGCGGAGGTGCTCGGAAATGTCTAACCACGCACTTCTCTCTGCATCGTCTTCGCACAGGTGGCTCAACTGCCCACCTTCGGCAAGACTCTGTGAAGGCTACGACGACAAAGGCAGCGATTTCGCAGCCGAAGGTACCGACGCCCACGCTCTCTGTGAGTTCAAGCTCCGGACGGCACTCGGTATGGAAGCAAAAGACCCTACCGAAGACCTCACTTGGTACAACTCCGAAATGGAGGAATGTGCCAACGGGTATGCGTCCTTCGTGATGGAACTGGTCGAGGAGGCCAAGAAAACCTGCCCGGACCCTGTGGTCCTGATCGAACAGCGGCTCGACTACTCCAAGTACGTCGAGGAGGGCTTCGGCACCGGCGATTGCGTCATCATTGCAGACGGGACGCTCCACATCGTGGACTACAAGCACGGCAGAGGCGTTCTGGTCGAAGCCGACGACAACCCGCAGATGAAGCTGTACGCCCTCGGTGCGCTGGAGCTGTTCGACTGCATCTACGACATCGACACCGTCAGCATGACCATCTACCAGCCCCGACGCTCCAACGTCAGCACCTTCACCATTCCGAAGGACGAACTCTACGAGTGGGCCGATCAGGTTCTGGCCCCGACTGCAGAGCTTGCCTTCAACGGAGACGGTGAATACCACTGCGGCGAATGGTGCCAGTTTTGCAAGGCCAAAGCTGACTGCCGTGAAAGAGCCAACGCCAACATGGAGCTTGCCAAGTTCGAGTTCAGGCAGCCGCCTCTGCTGACAGATGAAGAGGTCGAAGAAATCCTCGGTCGCATCGACGAGCTGATCGCTTGGGCATCCGACATCAAGGACTATGCGCTTCAGGCAGCCATCAGCGGTAAACAGTGGTCCGGCTACAAGCTGGTCGAGGGCCGCTCCAACCGCAAGTACACAGACGAGAATGCCGTCATCGCAACCGTAACAGCTGCCGGATACGACCCCTACGAACACAAGATTCTCGGCGTCACCGCCATGACCGCACTTCTCGGAAAGAAACAGTTCAACGACATTCTTGGAGGCCTGATCACCAAGCCTCAAGGAAAACCCACGCTGGTGCCGGACAGCGATAAGAGACCGGCAATGACAACCATTATCGATGATTTCAAGGAGGACAACTAATATGTCAAATTCTACTAAACTCGCAAACCCCATGAAGGTTATCACCGGTAAGGACACCCGTTGGTCCTACGCCAATGTCTGGGAAGCCAAGTCCATCAACGGCGGCACCCCGAAGTTCAGCGTCAGTCTCATCATTCCGAAGACTGACACCGTGACCGTTCAGAAGATCAAGGCAGCAATTCAGGCGGCCTATGAGGAAGGTCAGGCCAAGCTCAAAGGCAACGGTCGCACCGTACCGCCCCTCACTGCTATCAAGACGCCTCTTCGTGACGGCGACACCGAGCGTCCGGATGATCCGGCTTACGCTGGCAGCTACTTCATCAATGCCAACTCTGCTACGGCTCCCGGAATCGTAGACGCTGACTGCAATCCGATCCTGACCCGCTCCGAGGTTTACTCCGGTGTGTACGGTCGTGCCAGCATCAACTTCTACGCTTTCAACTCCAACGGCAACAAGGGCATCGCCTGTGGGCTGAACAACCTGCAGAAGATCCGTGACGGCGAACCCCTCGGCGGCAAGTCCAGCGCAGCGTCTGACTTCTCCACCGATGCGGATGAAGATTTCCTGTCTTAAGGAGGTACGCACCATGAACGCTACTACGATTCTTTGCATCCTGCTTCTGTCCCTCTATCTGGTTCTGGCTGTGTTCTGGATCGTCAGGTCCATCATCGACACCATCGACGACCGCAAGCGTGAGAAGCGTAATGCTGCTCTTGAGACTGAGCGTGAAGCTCGCAACGCCAAATGGGAAGCCGAGCGTCAGCATCTTGAACGAGAACGTGCCATTCGTGAAGTCGAGTACCACGAGGCCCGAATGAAGGAGCTCGAACAGAAGTAATGTCCGGCCTGCGGGTGGTGGGAGCAATCCTGCCACCCTTTCAGGCTACGGAAAGGACCGATGTATATGAAAACACTCAGTATTGATATTGAAACCTACAGCAGCGTGGACCTTGCCAAGTGTGGCGTCTACAAATATACCGAGGCGACAGATTTCGACATTCTTCTCTTCGGATATTCCGCAGACGGCAACCCCGTGCAGGTGGTCGATCTTGCCTCTGGTGAGACAATCCCGCCGGAGGTCATCGCTGCGCTGACAAACGATGATGTGACGAAGTGGGCCTTCAACGCTCAGTTTGAGAGGATATGCCTTTCCCGCTGGCTCCGGGATCACGGCGGTTTTGATAACGCCTACTACAGCATCCCGGAAGACACCGTAGGCAATTACCTCGATCCGACCTCATGGAAATGCACCATGATCTGGTCCGCTTACATGGGCTTGCCGCTGTCGCTGGAAGGCGTCGGTGCTGTTCTGGGCCTCGGAAAGCAGAAGCTGACCGAAGGCAAAGAGCTCATCAAGTATTTCTGCCAGCCCTGTGCGCCGACAAAAACCAACGGCGGTCGCACCCGCAACCTGCCGGAAAACGCTCCGGACAAGTGGGCCGCCTTCAAACGGTACAACATCCGTGATGTCGAGGTCGAGATGTCCATTCAAGAAAAGCTCGCCAAGTTTCCGGTGCCGGAAATGGTCTGGGAGCAGTATCACCTCGATCAGGAAATCAACGACAGAGATGTCGCCCTCGATATGGAGCTGGTGCATCAAGCCATAGCTATGGACACCCGCTCCCGTGCAGAACTCACTGCTGCCATGAAGAAGGTGACTGCTTTGGATAACCCCAACTCCGTGCAGCAGATGAAGCAGTGGCTTTCAGACAACGGGCTGGAGGTCGATTCCCTCGGAAAGAAGGAAGTTGCTGAAATGCTCAAAACCGCTCCGGCAGAGCTCCAGAAGGTTCTCCTTCTCCGGCAGCAGCTGGCCAAATCGTCCGTCAAGAAGTATCAGGCGATGGAAAAGGCAGTCTGCGCCGATGGTCGTGCTCGTGGAATGTTTCAGTTCTACGGTGCCAACAGAACCGGTCGTTGGGCCGGACGCATTATCCAGATGCAGAACCTGCCCCAGAACCACCTTCTGGATCTGGCAGAAGCCCGTGGTCTTGTCCGTTGCGGCGACCTCGACGGTGTGGAGCTTCTCTACGAAGATGTGCCAGATACGCTCTCGCAGTTGATCCGCACCGCCTTTGTGCCGAAACCCGGATATAAGTTTATTGTCTCTGACTTCTCGGCAATCGAGGCCAGAGTGCTGGCGTGGTTTGCCGGTGAAATCTGGCGTCAGGAGGTCTTTGAAAAAGGCGGTGATATCTACTGCGCCTCCGCATCGCAGATGTTCAAGGTCCCTGTTGAGAAGCATGGTGTAAATGGCCACCTGCGGCAAAAAGGCAAAATAGCTGAACTCGCCCTCGGCTATGGTGGCTCTGTCGGAGCTCTCAAAGCGATGGGAGCCTTGGAGATGGGCCTTTCGGAGGAGGAGCTGCAGCCGCTGGTCACTGCTTGGCGAAACTCGAACCAAAACATTGTGAGGTTCTGGTGGGACATCGACCGGGCAGCTATGAATGCCGTGAAGTATCACATGGACGGCGAGGTCTGCGGAGTCAAGTTCTGCTACCAGAGCGGGATGCTCTTCATTACGCTCCCGTCCGGCAGACGCCTTTCCTATGTAAAGCCTAAGCTCGGTACAAATCAGTTCGGCAGCGAGTGTATCACCTACGAGGGTATCGGCGGTACAAAGAAGTGGGCGCGGCTGGAGACCTACGGGCCGAAGCTCGTGGAGAACATCGTCCAAGCTACCTCCCGTGACATTCTCTGCTACGCAATGCGGACCTTGTCGCACTGCTTCATTACCATGCACATTCACGACGAGCTGGTCATCGAAGCCAGCCCCGGCGTCGACCTGAAGGTCCTCTGCGAACAGATGGGCCGGACCCCACCGTGGGCAGACGGCCTCAAGCTCCGTGCTGATGGCTACGAGACCATGTTTTATAAAAAAGACTGATTCTGATTCGTTCAAATACCACTAAACCCTCCAGTGGGTAGTGAGAACTTTAGATTGGAGGTGCCTATCATGGCCGAATACAAAAACGCAGAGGGCTATGCCGATCCCACAGCATTCGGAGCCTTCTGTGCCATTGAAAAAGAAGAAAAAGCTCTCCGGGCATTCAGGCCCATCGTGTATATCTGCAGTCCGTATGCCGGAGATGTCGAACGCAACACTGCTGCCGCCAGACGCTACAGCCGTTTTGCGGTAGATGCCGGATACATTCCCATCGCACCGCACCTGCTGTTTCCGCAGTTCCTTGACGACAACAAGCCCAAGGAGCGTGAGCTGGGTCTGTTTTTCGGGAATGCCATCCTGAGTAAATGTGCCGAGATGTGGGTCTTCGGTGAGCGGATCTCCGAGGGCATGGAGGCCGAGATCAAGAGAGCAATTTGGAAGGGACATCGAATCCGCTACTTCAGCGAGACCTGCGAGGAGGTAATAAGATGAAATTCACTTTATACCGCTCCAACTGTCTGGAGGTACCGGAAAACTGCACCTACCCTCACAAAGTCGAGGTCACCGGGAAGGACAGCCTCATCGAAGCTGTAAAGCACGATTATGTTTGTGCTGAGTATCAGGGCAACTACCGAAGCAACGACAATTTCATCGGCTCCGATTGCTTGCCGGTCGATTGCGATAACGACCACAGCGACGATCCGGAAGAATGGGTCTATCCTTCAGACGTCGCTACAGCTTTCCCCGGTGTTTCCTTTGCGGTTCATTACAGCCGCAATCACATGAAAGCCAAAGGCGGCAAAGCTGCAAGGCCGAAGTTCCACGTCTTCTTCGCCATTGACCGGATTACCGATCCTGGCCAGTACAGCGAGATGAAAAAGCTGGTCAACACCATCTTCCCGTACTTCGATACCAAGGCACTCGATGCCGCTCGGTTCTTCTTCGGGACAAAGATGCCAGAAGTAGAGATTTTCGACGGTCCGATGACGCTGACCACCTTCCTTGCTGACGACGATTTTGACGCCAACATGGACTCCGGCAGCTATGGCGACATCGTCATTCCAGAAGGCAGCCGCAACGCCACGCTGTCCCATTATGCCGGACGCATCCTGAAACGCTTCGGCAATACCGATGAGGCACATAAGCATTTAGCGGAAGTGGCTGCTTGCTGCCAGCCGCCTTTGGAGCAGTCGGAGCTCGACAGCATCTGGCGCAGCGCACAGCGGTTCTATGGGAAGGTCGCTGCACAGGAAGGATACATTCCTCCGGAGCAATACAATCAGGACCTTCAGCTCAAGCCCTCCGACTATTCCGACGTCGGACAGGCCATGGTGCTGGCACGGGAATATGAAGGCAAGCTCCGCTATTCACCCTCAACCGATTTTCTGGTCTACAACGGTCGGTTCTGGGAGGAATCCAAGCCCAAGGCTCAGGCCGTAGCGCAGGAGCTCACCACTCGCCAGCTTGAGGAGGCCGAAACCGAGATCAAGAAGGCAACCGACGAAATGATGAAAAACGGCGCATGGGAGCTGCTGGCATCGATGGGTCCAAAGAAAGCGGCTATGGCTTTCAGCTCGGAACAGGCTCGTTCTTTCCAAAAGTACGAGAACGCCACGACCTACCGCAACTATGCCATCAAGCGCAGAGATTCCAAATACATCACCGCTGCCTTAAAGGAAGCACATCCGATGGTTGAGATTGACCAGCGGCAGCTCGACACAGACGAGTTCTTGCTCAACACCCCGTCAGCAACTTACGACCTTCGTATTGGCCTTCCTTCCGCTCATGAGCACACTCCTGCGGATTTCATTACCAAGCAGACCACGGTTGACCCGTCCGATGAAGGTATGGATATCTGGCAGGACGCTTTGGAGACCTTCTTCTGCGGCGACAACGAGCTCATCGATTATGTTCAGGAGATCGCTGGTCTTTCCGCTATCGGGAAGGTCTGTGTCGAGGGTCTGATCATTGCATACGGTGAAGGCCGTAACGGAAAATCCACCTTCTGGAATACGCTCTCCCGTGTGCTGGGCACCTATAGCGGCAACATGTCCGCAGATACTCTGACCGTCGGATGCAAGAGGAATGTAAAGCCGGAGCTGGCTGAAGCCAAAGGTAAACGGATAATCATTGCCGCCGAGCTGGAGGAAGGCATGCGCCTGAACACATCCAACGTCAAACAGCTCTGTTCAACGGACGAGATCTATGCGGAGAAAAAGTACAAGGACCCGTTCAGTTTCGTGCCGAGCCACACCCTTGTGCTTTACACGAACCATCTGCCGAAGGTCGGTGCGATTGATGCCGGAACATGGCGTAGGCTGATTGTCATTCCGTTTAACGCCAAGATTGAAGGTTCCTCTGACATCAAGAACTATGCCGATTACCTTTTCAACAAAGCTGGCGGTGCAATCCTGAAATGGATCATGACCGGTGCCAAGCGTGTGATCGAAAAGGATTATCACATCGTAAAGCCAGCCGTGGTGGAAGCTGCGATCCAGAAGTACAAGGACAATAACGACTGGCTCTCGCAGTTCCTCGATGAATGCTGTGAGGTCGGATCAGGCCTGATCGCTAAATCCGGCGAGGTCTACAACGCATACCGCAGCTATTGCATGCAGGTGGGCGACTATATCCGCAGCACAACTGATTTCTATACTGCGCTGGAATGCGCCGGTTTTGAAAGGAAGAGAAACAAATCTGCACGGCTGATCTTAGGCCTGCAGCTTAAAACGGATTTTCTTGATTGAACCAAGGGTGACGGTCTTTGACAGTCTTTACAGAAACTATTCTTAGAGCATAAAAAACAAGGCCTAAGAAAAGTTACAGAAATACATGTCACAGGCCGTCACCACCCACTCTAATTCCTGATGGAGGAACATTATGCGAGAGAAAATCATAGAACAACTTTTAGTCAAAGCCGTGAAAAGCAGCTGCGGCATCGCACCGAAGCTGGTGAGCCCCGGATTTGACGGGATGCCGGATCGACTGGTGCTGCTGCCCGGAGGCAAGATCGGATTCGTGGAGGTCAAGGCACCGGGTAAGGAACCGAGACCTTTGCAGGTAGCCAGACACGGATTACTGCGGCGGCTGGGCTTCAAGGTATATGTCCTTGATGCCTCTGAGCAGATTGGAGGGATACTTGATGAAATACGAACCGCATGAATACCAGAGGTACACAATCAACTATATCGAGGACCATCCCTTCGCTGCCGTGCTGCTGGACATGGGCCTTGGCAAAACGAGCATCACACTGACCGCTATTGCGGACCTGCTGTTCGACAGCTTCGAGGTTCACAAGGTGCTGGTCATCGCTCCGCTTCGAGTAGCCCGTGAAACTTGGAGCGCAGAGCTTCAAAAGTGGGACCAGCTTCACCACCTGACCTATTCGGTGGCGGTCGGAAGCGAGGCTGATCGAAAATCGGCCCTGACGAAGAAAGCCGATATCTACATCATCAACCGTGAGAACGTCCAGTGGCTCATTGAGAAAAGCAAGCTCCCGTTTGACTACGACATGATCGTAGTGGACGAGCTTTCTTCCTTCAAAAACCACCAGTCAAAACGCTTCAAGGCTCTGATGCAGGTACGGCCCAGAATCAAGCGTGTCGTTGGGCTCACCGGCACTCCAGCCAGCAACGGACTGATGGATCTGTGGGCAGAGTTCAAGGTCATAGACATGGGAAAACGCCTCGGCCGGTTTATCACCTATTATCGGCAGGAGTATTTCATGCCGGACGCCATGAACGGCCAGATCGTTTACAGCTACCGTCCGAAACCCGGTGCCGAGCAAGCCATATACCGGAAAATCTCGGATATCACCATTTCGATGAAATCCACGGACCATCTGAAGACGCCGGAACTCATATCCAGCGAATACAAGGTCTATCTCAGTCCCAATGAGCAGGACGCCTACGACGAGATGAAAAAACAGTTCATTCTGGACCTGCCCGATGGTGAAATATCCGCTGCTAATGCCGCAGCCCTCTCCGGCAAGCTCTCCCAGATGGCCAATGGTGCCATTTACGACGATGCCGGGAATACGGTCCCCATTCACGAGCAGAAGCTGGACGCTCTGGAGGACATTATCGAGTCGGCAAACGGCAAGCCTCTTCTGGTGGCCTATTGGTACCAGCATGATCTGGAGCGGATCATGAAACGGCTGCATGATCGCCATATCCCGTTTTCCAAGCTGGACAAAGCCGACAGTATCCGCAGATGGAACAACGGCGAAATCCCGGTAGCCCTGATTCACCCGGCTTCTGCGGGACACGGCCTCAATCTTCAGACTGGCGGCAACACCATCGTCTGGTTCGGCCTCACATGGTCCTTGGAGCTCTATTCCCAGACCATAGCAAGGCTCTGGCGGCAAGGTCAGACTGCCGAAACTGTGGTCGTTCAGCATATCGTGACGGACGGCACTATTGATGAGCAGATTCTCCGGGCACTTAAGGCCAAAGACAAAACGCAGTCGGCTCTGATCGCTGCGGTCAAGGCAAATCTGAAAATTTAATGACAATATTCGACAATCTACGCCAATCCGAGTGATCACAAATTCGGAGGTGCGACTTTGAACCCATACGAGAATCTGGCAAACGCCATCTTTCTGCAGGCGGCCAAGGATTACCGGCTAACCGACGACGAACAGCAGCTTCAGGAAATAGAGCGATTCTTCCGTTCCGGCTGGTTCGGTGTCCTGTCAAAAGTCGATCCGGAATTCCTCATAAAAGAGCTACGGAAGGAGAAGCGAAATGACCGCTAAAGAATATCTGTCACAGGCCCGGACGCTGGATATGCGGATTAAATCCAAGCTCCAGCAGATCGAGTCTTTAAATGAACTGGCCACATCCTGCACTGTCGTTTACAGCGACATGCCCAGAAACCCAAATCGTGGCGGCTCCAAAATAGAACGGGCCGTTTTGAAGATTATCGAGGTTGAGGAAAGCCTGAAACACGACGTCGAGGATCTGGTGGAATTGAAGAAGGAAATCATGGCCACAATCCGGGCCGTTTCGGATGTTGAACTGCAAACCCTGCTGGAGAAGCGGTATCTGTGCTTCCTCTCGTGGGAGAAGATTGCGGTTGAGATGCATTACAGCATCCAGCACATTTACCGGATGCACGATACGGCGCTTTCCTGTGTGGCCGCCATCATGAGAGTAAATGAGAGAGATTGAGAGTCGCCTCTTATGATAGTATTATGATGGACAAAGTAAAACCTACGGAAGCCTTGTGGGAGCCCCTCTCCCGCAGGGCTTTTGTTATGCCCGGAAAGCGAGGTGATCATGTGCCGAGGAGTCCGAAGAAGCCCTGCGCTTATCCCGGCTGCCCAAGGCTCACCGACAGACGCTTCTGTCCGGAGCACGAAAAGCTGGACCGTGATAGGTACAACAAATATGAACGCAGCCCGGACGTCAACCGCAAGTATGGAAGGGCTTGGAAGCGTATCCGTGACAGGTACGCAGCAGCCCACCCTCTGTGTGAGCAGTGCCTCAAGGAAGGCCGGTTGACACCAGTCGAGGAAGTTCATCATATTCTTCCTATTTCTCAAGGCGGCACACACGCAAGGGACAATCTGATGAGTCTCTGTCAGTCCTGCCACACAAAAATTCACCACGACATTGGTGACCGGTAGGGGGATGAAAATCTCCGGGACCTTTGTGGTCGGGCAACGGCCCGGGGTCACACGCGCAAAAAAGGCGAAATCAAAAGGGTAATTAAGGGAGGTGAACTCGGATGCCCACAAAATCGAATAACACAGGCGGACGCGGCGGCGCAAGACCCGGTGCGGGAAGGAAGAAATCCGCAGTCAAGGACAAAGCCGAAAACGGGAATCCCGGCGGCAGAAAACTTGAAGTGCTGGACATTCCCGAAGTCGAGGGTGTTGAAATGCCAAAGCCCCATGATTTTCTTTCTGCCGAGCAGCGGGACGGTAGTCAGCTGCAGGCGCAGGAAATTTACACGGAAACCTGGCAATGGCTCAAAGGCATCGGCTGTGCCGCAAAGGTGTCGCCGCAGCTTTTGGAGCGTTACGCCATGTGTTCCGCCCGCTGGGTGCAGTGTGAGGAAATGACCAACCGTATGGGTTTCCTCTCCAAGCACCCCACCACGGGAAAGCCGATCCCGTCCCCGTTTATCAACATCGGCATCAACTACATGAACCAGGCGGTTCGACTCTGGAACGAGATATTCCAGATCGTGAAAGAAAACTGCAACACGGAATACGGCGAGTCAACGCCGCAGGATGACCTCATGGAGCGCCTGCTCCGTGCAAGAAAGGGATAAAAACGCAGCCCTCAAGTGAAGGCTGCGTAGTAAACGAGGGAGCAAACGAGAAATCAATGATTGGCGTTTTTAAAGTAATAGTCGCGAGTCTATAAGTTTTGGCGTAGTTAAACAGTCTTACGATTTTCAATAAAAAGGCGTTCATATGCACTCTCCTTCCTTTAGTACGTTCTTTCTCGTTTGCTGCTGTCCTTGCGGACCCTTGGTCTGGTGGATCGGGAAGGAGTAGACATCGATCCACTTCAATTATACCAAGATTATGGAAGACTTCAATAGGAAGGTGCTTATCATGTTTGAAAAAGTGAATCCGTGCCACCCGGATAAAGTGGTAGACAGAATTGCCGGTGCGCTCGTTGACCTGGCATACAAAAAAGAAACGAATCCCCGCATTGCCGTTGAAGTTCTCATCGGTCACGGCGTGTGCCACATCATTGCGGAGACTTCTGTTGCTCTGGACAAGGCGGGTGTCACCGCCGCCGTTCACCGCATTGCCGGAAACCTCACCGTGGACTATGTAGAAGTTCCGCAGGACGGTCACCTCGCCGACAACCAGGCAGACGGTGTCCGCTGCGGCGATAACGGCATCTTCAAGGGAATGCCTGTGACCGAGGAGCAGAAAAAGCTGTCTAAGATTGCACGGGACATTTTCTCCGTGTATCCCTATGACGGGAAGTATATTCTGGATGGCGACAGGCTCATCCTCTGTCAGAGCAATGCGCCTTCGGATTCGCTCCGCAACCTGTATCCCGATGCGGAGATCAACCCGCTCGGAGACTGGACCGGTGGTACCGATGTAGACACCGGTGCTACCAACCGTAAGCTCGGCTCGGATATGGCCGACTCGGTGACCGGCGGCGGTCTGCACGGAAAGGACCTGTCCAAGGCGGATGTGTCCGTGAATATCTACGCTTTCCTCAAAGCTCAGGAAACCGGCAAGCCCGTAATGCTCTGCTGCGCCATTGGGGACGATACCGTGGATGGCAGACCCTACGCTGAAATCGTGGAGATCGCACGGAGCTACATCCGCTCGGTCGGTGGTTTCGAGAAGTTTGCGGAATGGGGGCTTGTCTGATGAAAACAACGACCGAAATGCAGCTCGTTCCTGTCACAAAGCTGGTTCCCTATGTCAACAACGCCCGGACGCACAGCCCAGAGCAGATCAATAAGCTCCGCTCCTCGCTGCGAGAGTTCGGCTTTATCAATCCCGTCATCATCGACCGTGACTATGGCGTTATTGCCGGTCACGGTCGTATTCTTGCAGCCAAGGAGGAAGGCATTGCTGAGGTACCATGCGTCTTTGCCGACCACCTCACCGAAGCCCAGAAAAAAGCCTACATCATTGCCGACAACCGTATGGCGATGGACGCAGGCTGGGACGAAGAGCTTCTGCGTGTGGAGATTGAGTCTTTGCAGGCGGCGGATTTTGACCCGCTTCTCACCGGCTTTGATGAAAAAGAATTATCAAAACTTTTTGATGACGGCATTGAAGCCGAAGAGGATGATTTCGATGTAGATGCCGAGCTGCAAAAGCCGACCTTCACGAAGTCCGGCGATATCTGGACACTGGGACGGCACCGACTCATCTGCGGCGACAGTACAAAAGAGGATACCTACACCGCCCTTATGGACGGCCGCAAGGCGAACCTCGTCATCACCGACCCTCCCTACAATGTGAATTATGAAGGCAGCGCCGGGAAAATCAAAAACGACAACATGGCATCGGAGAAGTTTTTCGACTTTCTCTTCGATGCCTTTTCCAATATGGAGAGGGTCATGGCGGACGATGCGTCCATCTATGTGTTCCACGCCGACACCGAGGGGTTGAACTTCCGTAAAGCGTTTGACGCCGCCGGGTTCTACCTCTCCGGCTGCTGTATCTGGAAGAAGCAGTCTCTGGTGCTGGGGCGCTCCCCGTACCAGTGGCAGCACGAGCCGTGCCTCTACGGCTGGAAAAAGAAAGGCAAGCACCAGTGGTACACCGGCCGCAAAGAGTCCACCATCTGGGAGTTCGACAAGCCCAAGAAGAATGGCGACCATCCCACCATGAAGCCCATTCCGCTTCTGGCATACCCCATTCAGAACAGCTCTATGGCAAACTCCGTGGTGCTTGACCCCTTCGGCGGCTCCGGTTCAACGCTCATTGCCTGTGAACAGACCGACCGTATCTGCTGCACCATCGAAGTGGACGAAAAGTTCTGCGATGTCATTGTCCGCAGATACATCGATCAGGTCGGCACGGATGAAAAGGTCAGCGTTCTGCGTGACGGAAAAGAATACAAGTTTAGTGAGGTAGCGCCCCATGACGAATAACAGGGCCAACATTGTGTGGTATGCACAGTTTTGCGGTGAGAATGCACCGTCAGAATCTACACCGTAAATGTGCAGATATAGCTGGATATATGCCGGAGCTGACGCTAATATGTGACTACCAAAAATCAAGGAGGTCCCTGAAATGACGATTACAATCAACGCCCAGGGTGCAGAGCGCAAACGCCTGGTCCAGACCATTTCCGACTGGCTGGGTGTTCCTGCAAAATACTGCGGTGTGCCCACATTCAACTACGAAGTGGATTTCTTCACCATTGACCGAAACGGCAGCCTGTCCTTTGACGACCGTGCCGACAGCGAGGTCATCGAGCGGCTGCTTCAGCACATCTACGATGAGGGCTTTGCCATCGACCAAAGCCACAGCGATGATGACGAGGACGAGCCTTGCGCCGTCTGCGTTTCCATGCCGAAGAGCCTGTTCACCGACAGCAACCTGGAAAACCTAAATGCACTCATTGCCTCCAAGGGTGGTCTTATCAAAAAAGCCCTCGGCGTGAGCGACCTGCCACTGGAAGTCACCGACACGAAGGTATCCTTCCCTTGGTTTCCGATGATGCCAACCCCGGACGAGATGCAAGTCTACGACATCTTTATCTGCAAGCTGTGCGAAATGGCACGGACGCAAAAGCGTGTCGCCGCCACAGAAAAAAACCACCGACAACGAGAAGTACGCATTCCGCTGCTTCCTGCTTCGGCTCGGCTTCATTGGTGCAGAATACAAAACCGCACGAAAAATCCTGCTGCGCAATTTGGCGGGCAGTTCCGCTTTTAAGGGCGGTCAGCCAAAGGAGGCAGAACCATGCGAATGATTTCGAGAGAAGCCTTACAAACCCTCCGTGAGCGGTTCCCAAAGGGCACTCGTGTGGAGCTTGTTCAGATGGATGACCCACAGGCATCGCCTGTCGGCACGAAAGGCACCGTGCGTGGTGTCGACGATATCGGCTCCATCATGGTCGCCTGGGATAATGGCTGCGGACTGAGCGTGGCTTACGGCGAGGACAGTTGCCGTAAACTGCTGTAATATACACAGTTTCCAGACCGCAAGATCGTGTGGTTTATGGCTCAGATATAACTGGATATAGTGTGCTTTCAGAGGTAATATGTGACTACCGAAATGGAAAACAAAGCAAAACGGAGGGCACAAAAATGAGCCGGAGAACAGAAAACCAGGTCGCCGAAATGAAAAAGCAGACCATCGGGGTCGAGGTCGAGATGAACAGTATCACCAGAGAGAAAGCCGCAAAAGTCGCCGCCGAATTCTTCGGAACTGAGCGCTACCAGAACACAGCCAGCCGCAACGGCTACTGCGCCTGGTCGGCTCGGGACGAGAGCGGACGGGAATGGAAATTCCAGAAGGACGTCAGCATCGCAGGGCCGGACAGCGAAAAGTGCGAGATGGTCACCCCGATCCTGACCTACGCCGACATGGAGACCCTGCAGGAACTGATTCGCCGCCTGCGCAGAGCCGGAGCCAAGAGCGATGCCACAAGAGGCTGCGGCGTTCACATTCACATCGGTGCCAAAGGCCACACACCGCAGACGCTTCGGAACCTCGCCAACATCATGGCAAGCCACGAAGATCTCCTGGCAAGCGCACTGGACCTGGACAGAGGCCGCATCAGCCGCTACTGCCGCACGGTCGACCCCAGATTTCTGGAACGGCTGAACCGCAGAAAGCCCACCACGATGGCAGAACTTGCAGACATTTGGTACGGCAGCCAGAACGCCGACTACGGCAGAAGCCAGCATTACAACGACAGCCGCTACCATATGCTGAACCTCCATGCCACCTTCACCAAGGGTACGGTCGAGTTCCGGCTCTTCCAGTTCGATGCTCCGGCAGACGGCAAGCGGAACGGGCTTCACGCCGGACAGCTCAAGAGCTACATTCAGCTTTGCCTTGCACTCAGCCAGATGGCAAAGACGGTCAGAACCGCAAGTCCCAAGCCCCAGCAAAACGAAAATCCCAAATACGCAATGCGCACTTGGCTCCTTCGCCTCGGTTTTATCGGCGATGAGTTCAAAACCGCAAGAGAACTCCTAACGAAGCGCCTTGATGGGGACGCAGCCTTCCGCAGCGGCAGAACAGCCGCTTGAAGGATGCCGCCCAGAGGCCCCCGAACCCGCTGATGGCGGGCTTTCGGTGGTAGAAGGCAACTTAGGAAGGAGGATTTTTTATGAATAAACGCTATTACATCGCCTACGGCAGCAACCTCAATGTCCGCCAGATGCGGATGCGCTGCCCCACCGCAAGACGCATCGGCACGTCTGAGTTAAAAGGCTATGAGTTGCTTTTCAAAGGCAGCAAGACCGGCTCTTACCTCACGGTCGAAAAGAGACCAGGTAGTTCGGTGCCTGTTGGTGTATGGGAAGTTAGTTCGTCGGACGAAAAAGCACTCGACCGCTATGAAGGCTTTCCGAATTTCTATTACAAGAAGGAACTGACGCTGCCCATCAAAGGCATCCGCACAGGTAAGATCCGCAAGCGCCGGGTATTCGTCTACATTATGCACGAGAACAGATCCATCGGCATCCCATCCATCCCCTATATGCAGACCTGCATCCAGGGTTACGATGATTTCGGCTTTGACCGTCTGGTGCTGATAGACGCTTATCTCAAGTGTGGGGAGGAATATTATGAAGGAGAATAATATCATCCGAATTTCGGTCTGCCCAAGGTGCGGGCAAGCCTACCATGAGCATCCGGCTCTTTCGCGGCTTGACAACAAGACGCTCATCTGCCCAGACTGCGGCACACGGGAGGCACTCGATTCCATTGGCGTAAAGCCGGAGGAGCAGGAGCAGATCATTGCCTCCATTCACCGCTGCCGCCGCCTGGAATAAAGTTAAAAATCTATAAAGGGACTGAGCCGCAAGGCTCTTTCTCTCATATATTCCTAAACAGCCGCAGGGCTGTATTTTTTATGCCTTGGAGGTGAGCAATACGAGAAAACTGAAGAACTACAAACCGACACAGTTCATGGAGAAAACCTCCCACTACGATAAGGATGCAGCGGATTATGCCGTGATGTTCATCGAGAGCCTATGCCACACCAAAGGCACCTGGGCAAGGCAGCCCTTCGAGCTCATCGACTGGCAGGAGCAGATTATTCGAGATATTTTCGGTGTCCTCAAGCCAAACAGTTATCGGCAGTTCAATACGGCATACATTGAAATTCCCAAGAAGCAAGGCAAATCCGAGCTTGCCGCTGCGGTGGCGCTCCTGCTTACCTGCGGTGACGGCGAGGAACGCGCCGAGGTCTACGGCTGTGCCGCCGACCGCCAGCAGGCATCCATCGTGTTTAATGTGGCGGCGGATATGGTGCGGATGTGTCCGGCACTCTCCAAGCGGGTCAAGATACTGGATTCCCAGAAGAGACTCATTTATCAGCCAACGGGCAGTATCTACCAGGTCCTTTCTGCCGATGTGGGCAACAAGCACGGTTTCAATACTCATGGTGTGGTGTTTGACGAACTGCATACGCAGCCCAATCGCAAGCTGTTCGATGTCATGACTAAAGGCTCCGGTGACGCCAGAATGCAGCCGCTGTATTTCCTCATCACCACAGCGGGCAACGATACGAAGTCCATCTGCTATGAGATACACCAAAAAGCGCAGGACATCATTGCCGGTCGGAAGGTCGACCACACCTTTTACCCCGTTATCTACGGCGCAGATGAAAGTGACGACTGGACAGATCCGGCGGTCTGGAAGAAGGCAAATCCGTCACTCGGAATCACGGTAGGCATAGACAAGGTCAAAGATGCCTGTGAATCGGCGAAGCAGAACCCCGGCGAGGAGAACTCCTTCCGGCAGTTGAGACTCAACCAATGGGTCAAACAGGCGGTACGCTGGATGCCGATGGACAAGTGGGACAAATGTGAATTCGCTGTCTGCGAGGATGATCTGGAAGGTCGCGTCTGCTACGGCGGTCTGGACTTGTCCTCCACAACGGATATTACAGCATTCGTTCTGGTGTTTCCGCCGGAAGATGAGAACGACAAATACATCATCCTGCCGTACTTCTGGATACCGGAGGACAACCTCGACCTCCGAGTCCGGCGTGACCATGTGCCATACGATGTGTGGGAGCGGCAGGGCTTTTTACAGACCACGGAAGGCAATGTCGTTCACTATGGCTACATCGAAAAGTTCATCGGAAGCCTGGGTGAGCGTTTCAGTATTCGGGAGATCGCCTTCGACCGTTGGGGCGCTGTGCAGATGGTGCAGAACCTTGAGGGCATGGGCTTCACTGTCGTTCCTTTCGGACAGGGCTTCAAGGATATGTCCCCGCCCACCAAGGAGCTGATGAAACTGGTGCTGGAGCAGAAAATTGCCCACGGCGGGCATCCTGTCCTCCACTGGATGATGGACAACATTTTCATCCGCACCGACCCGGCAGGCAACATCAAGCCGGACAAAGAAAAATCTACAGAGAAAATCGACGGTGCCGTGGCGACGATCATGGCTTTGGATAGAGCTATTCGCTGCGGCAATGACAAGACCGAGTCTGTGTATGACAGCCGTGGGCTGCTGTTTATTTAGTTCTGCAAAAACAGTCGAATGTTAAAAGTTTTTGCATTTTAGTGCATTTGCTTGATTTTCTCGCCGATTTGTGCTATACTAATAGCGCAGGAGGTGTGAAAGCATGATAGATTCCCATGAACTCAGGCGGCGTGACAGCTATTTGAATAAACTGATTGGCTTTCAGGATACGGAGCCGGTCAAGGTGATCACCGGCATTCGCCGCTGCGGCAAGTCCAGCCTGTTAAAGCTGATGATTCAGCATTTGAAGGATACCGGTATTCAGCCGGAGCAGATCATCGAGATGAATTTCGAATCTTTTGATTTCCGCGGAATGAGTGCTGATGATATTTACCGCTATGTGAAAGAGCGCATCGTCCCAGGAAGGCGGATGTATCTTTTCTTTGACGAGCTGCAGCGGATCGAGGCATGGGAGGACGCGATAAACGCCTTCCGTGTGGATTTTGACTGCGACATCTATGTCACCGGTTCGAATGCCTATCTTCTTTCCTCGGAGTACTCCACCTATCTCTCGGGACGGTGCGTGGAAATCAAAATGCTGCCGCTCTCTTTCCGTGAGTTCCTCGATTTTCACGGTTTCGAGGTTCGTGAAACGCAAAGCGCTCTCGGTGGACTTCGTAAGCAGGTATTCGACAAGAACGGTGAACGCTACGAGCTGCGAGAGGTTTTCGACGCCTATATGCGCTTCGGCGGGATGCCCGGCATTGCTGATGTTGGGCTGGAGCAGGAAAAGGCATTGTCGCTTCTCGACGGTATCTATTCCACAGTCGTGATTCGTGACATTCTGGAGCGAGAAAAGCGCAGAGGTCAAAAGCAGATCACAGACCCCACGCTGCTGCGGAAGATCATCCTGTTCCTTACCGATAATATCGGTTCCAGTGTTTCTATTGCTTCTATCGGCAACACACTGGTCAACGAAGGACTTCTGGACGATGGCAAACGCAAGGGTACACCCAGTGCTCATACCGTACAGGCGTATGTGAACGCGCTTTTGGAAAGCTACTTCTTCTACGAGATCAAACGCTTTGATATCAAGGGCAAAGCCTACCTCCGCACGCTCGGAAAATACTATATCGTTGACATCGGACTTCGCAACTATCTGTTGGGCTTCCGTAATCGGGACAGCGGTCATGCCATCGAGAATGTCGTTTACTTTGAACTGCTTCGCCGCGGCTATGATGTAGCAATCGGCAAAATCGGCAATGCGGAGGTTGACTTCATCGCAACGACCGCCGACGAGAAAAAGTATATCCAGGTGACAGAGTCCATGATGAGCGAGGACGTGCGGAAACGGGAGCTTGCACCGCTGCAAAGCATCCGCGACAACTACGAGAAAATCGTGCTGTCCCTTGAACCGGGTCTTGACGCTTCATATGATGGCATCAAATCCGTAAACCTCATCGACTGGCTGCTCAGCGATTAATTCATTTGCAGTGTTAACAGGAAAATTTTGTAAAAATAAAACAACATGGAGGTTTATATGTCTCTGCTTGAATCTGTAATGCGTTGCTACAACACAAACAATTTTGAGAACTTATCCGCCATTCTCTCGCCTGATTGTAAATACTCATCTCATTGGGTATTCGATGTAATGGTAGGCAATGATGAAATCGAGAATTACCTCATTCAAAAATCACACGCTATAGAATCAGCCAAGGCATTCGTTGTAGCCAAAAAAGGAATAATCACTTCTCCAAATAATGGCGAATGTATCGTATTGTTCCAGAAAGATTGTGTGGAAAACGGTCCATCCTGTCTATTGATTCTAAAAGAGCGTAACGGGAAAATATGTGGTATTCATATTACAGATCCAGGTTTGTTCCAGTTTTCAATCGTTGAATAAACAGTCATAGAGTTTCTTCAAAGCATCTGTTCGTATGTGAGCAGGTGCTTTTCTTTTACCCATTTTGAAGGAGAGTGATTTAGGTGGGTATCTTTTCAGGGCTGTTCAAATCCAGAGACAAGCCCCAAAACAGAACGGCAGGCAGCAACTACGCCTTTTTCATGGGCGGTACGACCTCCGGCAAAACAGTGACAGAACGGTCTGCCATGCAGATGACTGCCGTGTATTCCTGCGTCCGCATCCTGTCGGAAGCGGTGGCGGGATTACCGCTGCACCTCTACAAATACACGGACAGCGGAGGAAAGACAATGGCGCTCGATCATCCGCTCTACCACCTGCTTCACGATGAGCCGAACCCGGAGATGAGTTCCTTCGTGTTCCGGGAAACGCTCATGACCCACCTGCTCCTCTGGGGCAATGCTTACGCACAGATCATCCGCAACGGCAAAAACGAGATCGTTGCTCTGTACCCACTGATGCCGAACAAGATGTCGGTGGACAGAGACGAAACCGGACGGCTGTACTACACCTATTACCGTGGCTCAGATGAGGCCATCAAGGATAAAGGATCGTCCGTAACGCTGCATCCCTCGGAAGTGCTCCATATCCCCGGCTTGGGCTTTGACGGTCTGGTGGGCTACAGCCCCATCGCTATGGCGAAGAACGCCATCGGCATGGCTATCGCCTGTGAGGAGTACGGCGCGAAATTCTTCGCCAACGGTGCCGCTCCGGGCGGTGTGCTGGAACACCCCGGCACCATCAAAGACCCGCAGCGTGTGCGGGAAAGCTGGCAGTCTACCTTCGGTGGCAGCGGCAATGCCAATAAAATCGCCGTGCTGGAGGAGGGCATGAAATACACGCCCATCGGCATCTCGCCGGAGCAGGCCCAGTTCCTCGAAACACGCAAATTCCAAATCAATGAGATCGCTCGAATTTTCCGAGTGCCGCCCCACATGGTGGGCGACCTGGAAAAGTCGAGCTTTTCTAATATCGAGCAGCAGTCCCTTGAGTTTGTGAAATACACCCTTGACCCATGGGTCATCCGCTGGGAGCAATCCATTCAGCGGTCACTCCTCTCGCGGGACGAAAAAAGCGTGTATTTCGTGAAGTTCAATCTGGAAGGTCTGCTGCGCGGCGATTACCAGAGCCGCATGAACGGGTACGCCATTGGCCGTCAGAACGGCTGGATGTCTGCAAATGACATCCGGGAACTGGAAAATCTCGACCGCATCCCGGCAGAGGACGGCGGCGACCTGTACCTCATCAACGGCAATATGCTCCCTCTGAAAAACGCCGGAGCTTTTGCAAATACACCTACCGATGACGGAAAGGAGGAAAAAACCGATGAAGAAATTCTGGAATTGGAAGGACCCGACGGAGACAGCGGAACGGACGTTGTTCCTGAACGGCACCATCGCCGAGGAAAGCTGGTTTGACGATGATGTTACCCCACAGCTTTTCAAAGATGAGCTGATGTCCGGCAGTGGCAACATCACTGTCTGGATCAACTCACCCGGCGGTGACTGCGTGGCGGCGGCTCAAATCTACAATATGCTCATGGACTACAAAGGCGATGTGACGGTCAAGATCGACGGGATTGCCGCATCCGCAGCGTCCGTCATCGCTATGGCAGGCACGAAGGTGCTGGTATCTCCCGTGTCCATGCTCATGATCCACAATCCCATGACGGCTGCGTTCGGCAATTCGGACGAGATGCAGAGAGCCATTGAAATGCTCGGCAGCGTGAAAGATTCCATCATCAACGCCTATGAGATCAAGACCGGTCTGTCTCGCGCCAAACTGAGCCACCTCATGGATGCCGAAACATGGATGGACGCCAATAAGGCTGTGGAACTCGGCTTTGCAGACGAGATCATGAGCCGCACCGATGAGACTGAGGACATGGCCGCACCCACCGTTTCCATGCTGTATTCCAAGGCGAACGTGGTGAACTCTCTCATGGAGAAGATTGCTGCAAAATGCGCTATCGACCCCAAACCCACCGTGCCAGAGCGCACGGGACGCTCTGTGGACGAACTCAGAGCCAAGCTGAACACCATCAAAAACTACATTTAATATGGAGGTATTTCAATATGACGATCGTTGAACTGCGCGAAAAGCGCGCCAAGCTGTGGGCTACGATGGAGGGTTTCCTCGACACCCAGCGCAATGATAAGGGCGTTCTGTCCACTGAGGACGATGCCGTTTATGCCAATATGGAGAAGGAACTGAACGACCTCACCAATGAGGTCAGACGCATGGAGCGCCGCGACGCCATTGCCGCAGAGCTTGCAAAGCCCGTATCCTCTCCCATCACCGAGCAGCCCCAGAAAGCAAGCGGTGAAGCCAAAACCGGCAGAGCGTCCAATGCCTACCGCGAGGACTTTGGTCTGCATCTGCGTGGCAAGCGGATGCTCCACAATGTGCTCTCCGAGGGTGTGGATGCCAACGGCGGCTATCTCGTTCCCACCGAATTTGAGAAGTTCATCGTGGATACGCTCAAGGAGGAAAATGTGATGCGCCGTCTGTGCAAGGTCATCACTACCGACAATGAGCGCAAGCTCCCCGTTGCAGCGACCCATTCCACCGCTGCATGGACGGCTGAGAACGCAGCCTACACCGAGAGTAACCCCACCTTCGCACAGAAGACTATTGATGCCTACAAGCTGACCGACCTTGTGAAGGTAAGCATTGAGCTTCTGGACGACAGTGCCTTCGATCTGGAGGAGTACATTGCCCGCGAGTTTGCCTATGCATTCGGTGCTGCCGAGGAGCAGGCATTCTGCGTTGGCACCGGCACGGGTCAGCCCACCGGCCTGTTCACCACCAACGGTGGCACGGTCGGCGTTACTGCGGCCAGTGCGACCGCCGTCACCACCGACGAGGTGATCTCCCTCATCTACGCACTGAAAGCGCCGTACCGCAAGAACGCCAAGTTCCTGATGAACGACGCGACTGTTTCCGCGCTGCGTAAGCTGAAGGATTCCAACGGTCAGTATCTGTGGCAACCCTCTTTGCAGGCGGGTCAGCCGGATAGACTGCTGGGCTATGAGATCTACACCAGCCCCTATGCTCCCACGCTGGCGGCGGGTGCGCTCTCCATTGCCTTCGGCGACTTCCAGAGCTACTGGATCGCCGACCGCACCGGCAGAACTGTTCAGCGTCTGAACGAGCTGTATTCCACCAACGGGCAGGTTGGCTTTGTCGCCACCGAGCGCGTAGACGGCAAGATCATTCTGCCGGAGGGCATCCAGCTTCTGAAGATGAAGGCAGCCTGATGAAAGGAGGCGGCGGTGATGGACGAACTGCTTACCAAAGTGAAAGCCAACCTGATTCTGGAACACGCGGCGGATGATGCGCTCATTCAGAGCTACATCACCGCCGCTGTTTCGTATGCGGAGAGCTATCAGCACATCCCGGAGGGAACCTATCGGAACGCGCCCATGCCGCCGACCACGGAGCAGGCCGTTATCATACTGTCGAGCCATTTCTACGAATCGAGGGATGGCTCGACAGGCGGCTTCTTTGCGGATAACACGGGAGCTGCACAGCAGGTGTGGAACACCGTCAATTTACTGCTCCGCTTGGACAGGCGGTGGCAGGTATGAGTTTCGGAAAGATGAACGGCTTTGCCGACATCGTGAAAACAAATCAAGTCAAAGACAGCGAGGGCTTCACCCATTCTGAGGATGAAGTCCTTGCGTCCATTCGGGTGTATCGGGAAGGTCGGCACGGTTCTGAGCGGTGGGCGAACCTCGCGGCATTCAGCGAAGCCACCGACCTGTTCCGATTTCGGTGTATTCCGGGGCTGACGGTCACCACTGACCATTTCCTCGTCTGCGAAAATTGTCGCTATGACATTGTTTCCGTGGAGAACGTGAGAGGGCGCGGAATGTACCTCGAGGTATTAGCAAAAAGGAGTGAACCCACCATTGGCAAAGGCTGATTTCAAACTCCCCGATGAGTTTCTGACAAGGCTGTCCCATCTGGGTAAGGACACCGATGCGGTTGCAGAGAAGGTTCTGGAAGCTGGCGGGCAAGTCGTTCTGGCAAAGGTGCGGAGCAATCTTGCCGCCGTCATCGGCAGCGGGACAAAGTACGATTCGCGCTCCACAGGTGAGTTGGCGCAGTCGCTGGGTCTGTCGCCCGTCAAGCTGAACCGCGAGGGCAACCACGACATCAAGATCGGCTTTTCCGAACCGCGCTCGGATGGCGGCAGCAATGCAAAGCTTGCCAACATTCTGGAATACGGCAAGCACGGACAGCCTGCAAAACCATTTCTGAAACCCGCAAAATCCGCATCCAAGGCGGAGTGCATCCGTGTCATGGAGCAGACGCTCAAGGAGGAGGTCGAAAAGCTGTGAGCTTGCTGTCGGAACTGAATACCATCGCGGAAAGCTGCGGTGTGCCGGTGGAAACCGGCGTCTTCTCCGATGCTGCACCGGACACATATCTTGTGCTGACGCCGCTGTCGGACAGCTTTGACCTCCATGCGGATAATCAACCGAGCATTGACGTTCAAGAGGTTCGGTTGTCCCTGTTCTGCAAGGAGAATTACACGAAAATCAAAAATCGACTTGTGAAAGCAGCACTAAACGCAGATATGACAATCACTGACCGCCGGTACATCGGCTTTGAAACCGACACCGGCTATCACCACTATGCCATTGATGTGGCGAAATCTTATGTTTGGGAGGAATGACAATGGCGACCATTGGTCTGGATAAACTTTATTACGCAAAAATCACAGAGGGAGACAACGGAGACGAAACCTACGGAACCCCGACACAGCTTGCCAAGGCCATGACAGCGGAGCTTTCCGTGGAACTGGCCGAAGCGACGCTATACGCCGATGACGGCGCGGCAGAGGTCGTGAAGGAGTTTCAGAGCGGCACCCTGACGCTGGGCATCGACGATATTGGTGTGCAGGTGGCGCAGGACCTCACCGGCGCAAAAATCGACGACAACAAGGTGCTCATTTCCGCATCCGAGGACGGCGGCGCCCCGGTCGCTATCGGCTTCCGGGCGAAGAAGTCCAACGGTAAATACCGCTATTTCTGGCTTTACAAGGTCAAGTTCGGCATCCCCGCGACGAACCTCACCACCAAGGGCGAAAGCATTGAGTTCTCCACCCCCACCATTGAGGGCACTGTTCTGCGACGCAACAAGCTGGACGGTCAGGGCAAGCACCCGTGGAAAGCGGAGGTGTCCGAGGATTCCACCGGAGTCTCCGCAGCGGTCATCAGCGGCTGGTACTCCGAGGTGTATGAGCCGACATTCGCACAGGCGTAAGGAGGCGTTTTTATGGACGACAGAAGCGCAAAAATCAACATCGGCGGTCGGGAGTTTGAACTCATTCTCACCACCCGCGCCACCAAGGAGATCGCAGGCCGCTACGGTGGTCTGGAAAATCTGGGAGAGAAGCTGATGCGGTCAGAAAACTTTGAGATGGCTCTGGACGAGCTGGTGTGGCTCATTACATTGCTGGCAAACCAGTCCGTGCTCATCCATAATCTCCGCACCCCGGAGGACAAGCAGGAGCTACTCACGCAGGAGACGGTTGAGCTGCTTACCAGCCCTCTGGAACTGGCAGAGTACAAATCCGCCATCATGGAGGCCATGTTCAAGGGAACGAAGCGGAATGTGGAAAGTGAGAACAATTCAAAAAACGCACCAGTCGGGTAACAGACGAGGAACTGTTCACCCGACTTTTTTATTACGGAACGGCGCAGCTGCATCTTCCATCCGAGGAGGTCTGGCTGACGCCGTTCGGTTTTCTCCTCGACCTGTGGGAATGCCACAGACAGTTCCTCGGCATGGCAAAGCCGAAGCGGGAGCTTTCCATCGACGATATTATCCCACCCGGACTGTAAGGAGGCGAAGCACATGAGCATTATCCCCGGCACAACGCCGACCCTGACGCTGTCCCTTGACAAAAGCATCACCGGCTGCACGGCTGCGGAGTTCTGCCTTGCCTGCGGAACGGTCCGGATCTTGCGTCCACTTTCGGAGCTTTCTCTGTCCGCAGACGGTACGGAGGTCAGCCTGCGCCTGACGCAGACCGAAACGCTGATGCTGCCGGACAACCAGATCGCAAAGGTGCAGCTTCGGGTCATGCTCGGCGGCGCTGTATTTGCAACGGACAGTATTCCGGTCCCGACGAAAGAACTACTGCATCGAGAGGAGTTGATCGCCGATGCGCATTAGCGCAAAGCTGCACACCGAGGATGAACGGCTTCATGCCGACTTCCAAGTGACCGTTCAGGTCGGCGGCAACCTCACGCTGGGCCACGCGCTCATGTGGGACAAGCAGGGACGGCTTGCCGTGCAGGTGGCAGACGAAGCCGAAGCGGACAATACGCTCCCCATCACCGCAGCGGCGGTCTATGCGGAGCTGGGCAACATCGAAGTGCTGCTCGGCACGATATAGGAGGTTTTATGAGCATTGCAACAGAACTCGCCAAGCTCCAGACGGCGAGAAACAAGATCCGTACAAAGCTGGTGGCGCTGGGGCTTGTGGCCGCTGCGGCCAAGCTGGACGACTGTGCCACGGCAGTGGACGGCATTTCCAATCAGGGCGCTGTCTCTGCGACTGTGCAGGAGGGTGATACATACACCATTCCTGCAGGCTACCACAACGGCAGCGGCACGGTCTCCGGCGTGGCGGGCGGCGGCAATTACAAGCTGCAAAGCAAGACGGTCGCGCCCACAAAAGCGCAGCAGGCGATCACCCCGGACAGCGGCTATTACGGCCTGTCCGACGTTACCGTCTCGCAGATCCCCGATGCGTATCAGGATGTGTCCTCCGTTACGGCGGGCGCGGCAGACACGCTGACCGGCAAGGTGCTTGTCACGGCAGACGGCAAGGTCACGACCGGCACCATGCCGAATAACGGCGCG